ATGAATACCCAGATGGTTATCACGGTATCGCCTGACGAGCTACAGGCGATGCTCGACAAGTCCGTAGCACCGCTCAAAGCGGAAATCGCTACGCTTCGCACCCAGATTTCCACTAGTAAATATGCTTACACGCCCGATGAGGTTGGCGAAATGATCGGCTACAGCGCCGATTCGATCCGGCAATTCATTCGGGAAGGGCGAAAGGCCCGCGGTGGCAAGCTGGTCACGCTTAAAGCAACGGAAATCATACCGGGCTACTTCCGGGTACGTCCCGCCGATCTCAACCAGTTCCTAAACCAATTCTAACACGATGGTACGTCTCGCTCTCATTGCTGGATTTTTCCTCATGGTTCTGATTCTGCTCAGCCTGTCGGCTGGCCCTGGCTTTCTGATCCTGGCCCTGTCGTTTCCTGGCTCCATCGCTCTGTTGGTGGCCATTCCGGTTGGCCTTGCTTCGCTCTATTCACTTTGCAGCCGCCCTAAGCTATGAAGAACCAGTTTCGCGCCCGTCAAATCGGCCCGCTGTCCCCCGAAGAACCGGGCGACTACTACTTCAACGACGCGCTGAAGTTGCTGGCGAATCGTCAGCCCGAAATGGTGAAGGGCGTACCTGACACCGTTTGGCCGTTGGTCGGTTTTTGGATCGGCCTTGTCTTCGCCCTGCTTTCGGGCATTTACCTAATCGAGCTATTTCTATGAGCCGCCTACCCAACGACAACTTACACGTACTGGCCACCCAAACGGCCTTGTACGTCGGTCCGACACTACTTGGCCCACAGGGCGGCACCGATCGGGCGCTGCTGGCTGGCCTGACTGAAGCCTGCTTTGAACTGCTCGGTCAGATTGGCCGGAAGTTATGCCGATTAGATCGGGTACGTTTCATTGACATTCAGCGGGAAGGGCTTTGGCTGGCTGAGCAACTGACCAGCGGCTACATGCGCCCCGTTGCCGACCTGCTCGAAGTCGAAACCCAACACTACCTACGGGCCATGATCCTGCGCTCACTGCGCTGCATGCTGGTTGTGTCCGACGAACAGTTCGTCGTACTGAAAAGCATGATTCAGGATTGGGCGGGCATGCTGCATAACATGGTGAGTTTCACCGCCGCCTACGGTGGGCGTAAAGCACTGGTCGCATGAAGTACCTCATTCCAATCGACCAACGCGCAATCGTTGAAGGCGGCTTTGATCTTGATCTGGCCGAAGCGGCCATAATCGAGGCTTGCCGTTCATTCGCGGATTCGGCGTCCTGTTTGTCGAAAACGGATGAGGGTAAGGTATGGTACTGGCTTAGCCATAAGCATATCTGCCAGCAACTGCCTATTCTGGGACTTAAGCCCGATACGATGTACCGGCGCATGAAGGCGCTTTGCGACAAAGGGTTCTTCGTTGCTCACGCGACCAATAAACAGGCTAACGCGAGTTGGTATGCCTTCGGTGAACAGGCCGTCACCCTGGCTCAACGCATCGCAGCCAACAAGGCTGAATCTGCCGATAAGCTACCATCGGAAAATAATCCGATGGGTACGTCGACCACCATCGGAGATTTTTCCGAACCATCGGATAAAAGTCCGATGCCCATCGGATCAAAATCCGAACCATCGGAAAATAATCCGATGGTAGCCCCTCAACCCATCGGAAAACCATCCGAACCATCGGACGAAAATCCGATGCCCATCGGAAAATTATCCGATGGACCATCGGACGAAAATCCGATGTATAAGACTATTAATGATAATAGAATTAATTATAACTCTTATCCTACCTCTTTAACCCCTACCCCTGATTTTGTCGACGCTGACGCGCCGACTGGTCAAAGCGAAGAATCGGACGGGGAAGGGTTTTCTTACCCAGCTAAGAAAACCTCCGACGAGGAACCAACCTCAACGCCTGACCAAAACAACCCAGCACCGGGCGCGGCAACTAAGGCCATAGTTGTCAACAGTGCGCAGCCCGATGGGGATAAGCCAGCCCGAGCCCGCAAGCCCGCCGCCGAACACACGATCGGCCACAAGATTCACCTGATGCTCGAAGAGCGCACGCCCGGCATACCGTGGGGGCCGAAAGAGGGGGCAGCGGCCAAACAGATCGGGGAACGCATTCTCAACACGCTGAAGAAAAACGAGCAGCCCCACGACGACGACGACGTGCTGCAATTCCTGACCACGGTCATTGAGCTAACCTACCAACTGGCTCCCTTCTACCACTTCACCTCGATTACCGCCCTCAACAGCAAGTACAGCGACATCTATCAACAACTCGTAGACCGCAAAAGACGTGGAAACTTCTCTGCAACCACAGCCAACCCAAGCACTCGCCCCGTCCGGCAAACCGACGCCGAGTTTGCAGCAGACATTGATCGATTTGCTGAAATGCGCTACGGTCGGACAAGTGCTTAGCCAGCGCAACGACGAAGCGCGGATGGTGCTGGCCGAACTGCGCCGGGAATCGTCGGTCGAAAAGGCCTTTGAATCCAAGAAGATGTTCGTCGTCAAGCAAACCATCGGGGAAGCGACGCTGCATAAGCTGCTCTGCTTTCTGATCAAGACGTTTCAGGACTCGCTCAAGATTACCAACGTGGCCAACGAAATGTCGGCATCGGAAATCTTCGAAGCTGCCGACATGCTGATGGGCATGGGTAACGGTGAGTACGGCCGGGAATCGGTGTTCGATGTGATCGAGGCGTTTAAACACTTCAAGCTGCACCCCTTCGATCTCTACAACGCCTTCAACGATGCCCGGTTGCGTCAGATCATGACCAACTACCTCGAGCATAAGGCGGACTGGCTCGAACGGCACAACAGCCGCGGTCGGCGCGAAGCCGACCAGAAACCGCCGCTGAGTCTTGAGCAGGTCGTTTCGGATTACCACCTGTCGAACCTGGGCCAGCAAACGTCGGGCGAACGGGCCGCTCAGCAACTCAAAGAGGAATCGACCAAACGTAAGGTCGCTGCCATTCTGGAAAACTCCGAGCGTATCGCCAAAGCCTTTGAGGCTGAAGACGTGGCATCACAACCCATTCCCCAACCCGAAACCCAATCCGAGTAATGGCCTATCAACCTAAGTGCCGCTATGTGGCTGGCATTGATCCCGACATTGATAAATCGGGCCTGGTGATCTACGACCGCGACGAACGCCGCTGGCTGTGCCTGACGATTCCCGTTGCTGAGTTGCGCGAAAAGATCCTGGGCTTTTCGGCCCTCGACATTGAAATCATTGTCGAAGCGGGCTGGCTGGTGGGCGGCTTTCACCACATGGCCGGTATGCCCGCCAACCTGCGTAGCCGGGGCGTCAACGCCCAACTCGCTTACGTGGGCGAAGCCTGCACCCGCGTTGGTCAAAACTTTGGCGTGGGTAAAACGATCGTGGCGCTGCTACAGGCCGAAGGCTACGAGGTAAAGCTGGTCACCCCACCCAAGCCACCCCGGCGCAAACCGGGGGAGCCCAAAGTCAAGATGAAATGGGATGCCGAAAAATTCATGCACCTGACAGGCCTCGACTACGGCCATAACGAAGAAATCCGGGACGCTTGCCGGACCATGTACCCTTTCAAATAATCCGTTCAAACCAGTTAAAACCCCTTACAGTCATGTGGATTCAATCTAAAATCGGTTACGAAATGCTTGTCGACGGTGAGCCTAAACAGGTGACCGAGTCCTATTTACACGACGCGGTGTCATTTGCCGACGCCGAGCAGCAATGCTTTGAACACCTGAAGTCGCGCATTACCGAAATGGAAGTCAATGCGCTGAATAAACTGAAAATTGGTCGCTCGGATGTACTGTTTCACGCCCATCAGGAAGGCGATTCGTTCTGGAAGGTCAAGACCAAGTACCAGACCGAGACATTTACGGGCAAAGCCAAAACCGTGTACGAAACCTTTATCGTGCCCGCGATTGATGACCGCCAAGCCTCTGAGCGCGTTCGTGACAGCTTCCGTGATTCGCTAACGACCCGCGAGATCGTCAACGTCGACGTAACCACGATTCTGGCCGTGTACATGCCACACAGCCAGATTTGGGAGGGCGATTGGGCCAATCGCATGGATGACCTGTTGGCGCAGGGCAAAAAGTCATCGACCAGCAATCAAACGAGCTTGTTTGAAACGCCGCGTGACGAGTCGGTCGGCAATGCTGACGACGTGGTACTGACCTCGAAGAAAAAAGGCAAGCGTACCGCCGATTGGTCAGAGCCCGTCGGAGCCTAATCCATCCCTCACAAGCCCGCTGCTGGCAACGGCAGCGGGCGATTCAAGCAAGATCATTATGGCAAAGCAAATCACGCTCGAACAGGAAATCAAAGAACTGGAACGCGAACTGAGTATGCGTCGGTCGGTCTATCCGGAATGGAGCAAAGGGCCAAAGCCCCGGCTCAAGCCTGACACGGCAGACCACCGGATTGCCTGTCTCGAATCCACGTTGGCGCGGCTGAAGCGAATGGCGCCGGCCAAGCCCGAACAAGCCAGTATTTTCTAGCCCCCTCACCACGGGCTGCCCGATGGGGTGGCCCTAACCGATACGATGAACGAGCATAATATGTCAAATCTGAGCCGAATCAATACCTACACCTGTCCGAGCAACCATGTACTGGTTACCCGCGACATCGACAGCGGCGTAACGCCCATGTTTAAGAAATGCCCCACCTGTGGCGCCGATGCCCGGTCGGGCTTTTACAACAATGAGTTGCAGCGCCTGACGCCTACGCACGAGTGGTATAAGCCTGCTTACCCCGAACGCTATGCCCACCCCGGTTTGCGGGAACACTGCATGAAAGGCGGGCTGGCTTTTCGGGCTATTGGTGAGCCCGACGAAACCGAAGCAATGAAGCCACTGCGCGCTGATGGCCACCGGGTCAATACGTTTTCCGATTCGGTGATGTCACGACTGACCAACCGTAACCGGTTTCAAAAATGAGCCGCCAAATCCCGACTCCCCACCAACGCAGCCGCCGTCAGCGCCAACGCGTCCGACTACCCATCGGCAAATCGAAAGGCTTTTACGAGGGCGTGTTGGTGGAGATCGTGGCTGAAATCCCGTTTCGGGGCCGGGCTAAGCTGCGATTGGATGATGGGCGTATTCTCATGTGTAAGGTGGCCAACCTGCTGCCGATTGATAACCAAGTAACGCTGTAAGACGATGAAACGAAACCACATCTACCAAACTGACTGCCTGACCGGGCTTACGCAGTTTCCCGACAACTCGGTCGACTGCTGCGTAACGTCGCCACCCTATTACGGTCTACGCGACTATGGCTGCACCGGCCAGATTGGGCTGGAAGAAACACCCGACGAGTATATCAATCGATTGGTGGCCGTATTCCGCGAAGTACGCCGGGTGCTGAAGCCCGAAGGTACGTTGTGGGTGAACATTGGGGATAGCTACGCCAATGATGGTAAGTGGGGCGGCCATACAGGAGGCAAACATGCCAGCGTACTGCATGCCTCACCGATTGGCCGCAATAAACGCTATACCGGACTGAAGCCTAAAGACCTCATCGGCATTCCCTGGATGCTGGCCTTTGCCCTTCGTGCCGATGGGTGGTACTTGCGTCAGGACATTATTTGGCATAAGCCTAACCCGATGCCCGAAAGCGTGACAGATCGGTGTACCAAGTCGCATGAGTACGTGTTCCTGCTGTCCAAGTCTGAGCGGTATTACTACGACCATCAAGCCATCAAAGAACCCGTCACAGCTTCGACAATTGCCCGGCTCTCGCAAAACATCGAAGAGCAAAAGGGTAGTGATCGAGTGCCAGGCAAAACCAATGGCCCAATGAAAGCCGTAGGTGGGCGCGCAGCTGGCAATAAAACGCATAAATATGTTTCGGCCTACAATGAGTCAGAGTCGGAAGAATACCGTACAAAGGCTGGTTTGCTTAACGTTGCTGATGTGGCCTACGAAACCCGCAATAAGCGCAGCGTCTGGACGGTATCGACTAAGCCCTTTGCTGAGGCGCACTTTGCCACCTTTCCGCCTGATTTGATCGTGCCGTGCATCAAAGCGGGCTGCCCAGCTGGCGGCGTCGTGCTTGATCCGTTCATGGGCGCAGGTACAACGGCCATTGTTGCCCGCAACCTGCAACGCCATTACGTCGGCCTCGAGCTGAATCCTGAATACGTAGAGTTGGCCCGCCGGCGCATTGAACGCGAACTCGGGCCGCTGGATGTACTATTCGCGCGGCTGGCATGACCCCCGGCGACACCCTCACCGACTGCTGCGGCTCCCTCACGCTGCTGAGCGTCACTGATCGAGAGGTGATCTACCAGTTGGCAGGATCAACGTTCCGGTATCGGGTGGGCAGGGATAGGGCAGAGGTGTGGCTTGAGAAAGGATTTTGGAAACACGATAAAGACATTGGCAATGAACGAAACAGTATTTGTGAGCATGGGGTCTGACGACTTCGCCTGCCCGTTTTGTGGCGCACAGCACGACCACGATGATTGGTGGGATAAATACGATCGATTACAGAACAAAGGAGTTTTCGAACTAACGATGAACTGCCGGTCGTGTAAGCGCAAAATCTGTGTATCACCTAACATGATGGGGCAGGCCATTGCCTACGCTCCAGCATAGCACACCTATATGAGCGACTTATTAGGCAAAGTATATAAGCTACCCCGGCAATGCCCAATTTGTGGTAAAACGCTGGTAGCAACCGTCACGCAAATTGAACATGCGGGTGAAATCGAGATGGTTGATCAAATCGAAATGACCTGCATCACCGAGCCGCCAATGGGCAGCAAGCGGGCCGACGAGTTCTACGAAACGCACTTTAAAACGCCATACATAGACTGGGTGCCCATTCAGGATTCGGTCAAACTTGCTATCAATAAAAAGGTGATGGCAGCGCATGGCCTTGAGTACGATAGCGAGTTTGAGACATGGTTCGACCCAAAAGAGCCGAGTGACTCACCTTACAACATGCATTGGTAACCAACCCCCAACCCCACGCAGGCGGGTAGCCTGTGACGAGAACGAACGATGGAAACAGCAGATGAATTCTACTTGTGTTCAGCTACGGTCATTGAACACCTACAGCCCAAGATTGTGTCTAAGCCCTTTCGGTCAGGATATGACAGTGACAAGGACACGCGCTACTACGTAGCTCAATTCGATTATCAGGACGCCAAATCCTATTACAAAGGGGTTATTGAGCCATTCAACGAAAAGAGCCGCGTACACTGTAATTTCTGGTTTCGGACGTGTAGTCGCGGCCACATTGATGTGTCTCAGATCACGATGACTAACTGCCGACGGTTGGGATTATTTGTAGCAATTGAGCAAGCGGTTAATCTGACGCAGCCCCAAAACATCGCTATTGCCATTGGTGAGCTTGCTGACAAGTTCAATTGCTCACCCATTGAGTTTATCAACAAGATCGCCTAACCCCACCCCACACCCCAACGGCTCGCACACGTCGTTGGGGTAACACGTACCTTAGCACTATGCCAAAGCCACCAATTACCTTTCGCCACCTCAAAACCAGCAAACTCATAACCGGCGGCCGAACCATCCACCGCCACTGGTTTGCGTGGAGCGACCGCACGAGCAACGCGCTATTGACCGCGCACTTTGCTTTTCTCGATGCCGACGGCAACGAGCTAACCGCTGCCCGGTTTTCTATGCCCAAAGTCACGGTGACGGGGCGCGACGACGAGGGCAAGCCGATTTACAACATCAACAATTGGGTATCGATTGATGACGAGGGCGATAACCAGCCCACGCAGGTACGGTACTACGTAGTGTCGGGTCTGCTTAAAAAAGAGCGATGCCGTAACGATTCCGCTGGATGCCAAGCAGGAAGATTTAACGACATTAGGGGTATGAGCCACCAGATAACGTTTGATCTGCTGAAGGGGCTGCGAGATCGGCTCCAAGAGAACATACCAACGCTGGACGCGCCGCCGACCGGCTTTGATACCTGGGCTGACTTTTACATGCATGTAATGGCCAACATACCCGATGAAGCGCGCAATCTGTGGTGGATGACCTTAGCGCAGTCCGAGCCGCTGCCGGATGATATGCAGGCATTTGGTCTGACGTGCCGCTACATTCAGGAGCAAGTCGATTTAGAGAGGGCTGTCACGCAAAAACAGACCATCACGATAGGGTTTGACGAGCCAACCGAGATAGATATTACTGAGCTAACGCGGGGCTTCACAATGGGCATTAGATACCCTCGCAGGTTGAAGGAATAATTTGCGCCGTTTTCGGGGGATAATTTTGGCGTCAATTTGCAGAAAATAAGAAACCTCAACCTTTCAGCTACTTTTGTAAGATGGCACAGCAAGATTTAGACACAATGGTCATTGAGGCCACTTTTATTGGCCAAACAGATGCGAACTACGTCAACGGGAAAATCTATGAAGTGCAACTCAGGGATACCCCTGACACATTAGCCGTTGGCAAAGCCATTGGGCATTGGCGGTACTACAAAAACGTCTATGAACTGTTGGCGGAATGGGCGAATGTATCCCGATCCAATGAGCCTGATTGGTTGTAACGGCAACAAAAAGCCCGGCCACACAGTAGCCAACAAAAAAGCATGGTATTTTCCAATAAATACCATGCTTTTTTTGTATTTTTATATATGGAAGAACAAAATGAAATCTGGAAAGATATTGCCGGTTTTGAGGGGCTATATCAAATAAGCAACATGGGCAATGTTGCATCTTTAAGGTATGGGTTTAAGCTAAAAACGCTTCAGAGAAAAAAGGCAAACGATGCGCCAGGGTATTACTTACAAACTCAATTAGTTAAGCCAAATGAAAAGGTGAAGATGTATTTAGTTCACCGCTTAGTTGCTACACATTTTTTGCCAAACCCTAATAATAAGCCGCACGTCAATCATAAAAACGGAGTCAAGCACGACAATACAGTAGCTAACTTAGAGTGGGCTACTGCACGCGAGAATTCAATGCATGCTCACAAAAGTAATCTATCCAAACCTAGGCCCGCACGAAACCGGAAACTAACAGATGAGCAGGCCAATCAAATAAGGATGCTTTATAGTGCTGGAGTAGAGCTTAGTACACTTGGAAGGACTTTTGGCCTCAACCTCAATGGCATTAAAGGCATTGTAGACAATAAGATATATACTATACAAAAGCATTAAAGATTTGCCCGGCCACACAGTAGCCGGGCTTGTCCGTCCATCCCTTAACCTAATCTATTCAACTTCGTAAATCGTTTTGCCGTTCTGCGATACCGCTTTGAGCGCTCGTTTGCGGTTTTGTGTCGGTGACCGATAGCCGACATGCACCCAGCCCGGATTGCCGTCCGCGTCTGGGAACTCCTGGATCACCTGGTCGAACTCTAAATGGGTACGTACCCACTCGAACAACTCTTTGTTGGTGGGGTAGCCTTCACCCAGCCCGTCGCAGTCAATGTCGATCGCCCGGCCCTGTACGTGGTCGCTCGTCGCTGAGCCGCCAACCGCTTTATTCAGCGCAGGACAGCGAAAGAACGAACTAACGGGTAGTTTGCCGAAGCGTTCACAGATCGGCACGTACACGGCATTGTAGAGCCGTACCATGTTGTCGTATTCGCGCTGCGTCGGCATGTTGTTGATGCCTTTGCGGGTCGCGGTCTGCGATTTGATCGCTTCGGACAGCGTGAGCCATTTACCAAAATCAGGGAATTGAGTCATGCTGCTTACGGTTTAGTGAGTTCAACGAGTACCCGGTTCATCGCTTTGCGCCAACCCAAACCCAGAAACCGGTTACGGGTCGCTTCCTTCGCGGCCAGTTCACGCGCCGCCTGGTTGCGTTGGCTTTCTTTCTTAGTCCTATCACGCTCGATCCGGACTAGCACCTTGCACGAATCGCCAATCGCCTGCATCTGCTTTTTCAAATCGCCTATGTAGCGATTACCAGCCAGCCGCGTCGTGTTCAGCAAATCCACATTGTAGCGGTTGCGCCTGTTGAGGTTGGCCGTGTCGGCCTGTAGCCCCTCGACCTGCTTTTGCAGGGCTGTCGTTTGTCCGCAGCAGTCATCAACCACGTTCACCCGTAGCGGTGAATTGGGGAGCCGTTGGGCCGTGGCGAAACCGATGCCGATTAACAGCGCGGCCCCGATCAGCAGCAGGCAGATGAGTTTGTAGCGCATGACTATTGGGGCTTTTCCCGGCCGACGCTATCCCATTCGGTTTTTGATTGCTCCAGCGCGGGCGAGGTGGTGGGTAGTTCGACGGGTTGTTCGTCCTGCGCAGCGTCGGCCGACTTGATGGGGCCGATGCAACTGGCCACGATATAGCCAGCCAGCAGGATAATAGCCGCCCACGTAATGGGTTTGCGGCGGCGTATCCATTCGTCTGTTTCGGGTGGCACTTTGTCGCGGGCTTCCCGAAACGAAGAACGCTGTTTCATAATCTCGACCAGCGTGTGGGTAATCAGCAGGTAGGAGCCAATACAGAACAGCGCTTCCTGGGCTGGGAATAGCGGAATAGCAAAGCCGGCCACAAACCAGCCGAGCGCGGGCGATATTTTTAGAAACGATCGCTTCCAGCCGTGTTGAATAGCGGCGTCAGCGTAGATCATGGCCGCACATACAATGCAGAGGGCGCCGGCGGCAATTGAGAGAATGTTCATGGTTAATCGGAGTCTGGTGGTTAATCTTTTTCGTCGCCACCCGCGGCCCGGTTGGCTTTCGACCACCAGCCATCCCGCGAGTTGAAGACCTTATCCACGAACCAGTTGCCAGACAAGCCACAGAGGCCCGCGGCGGCAACCTGAATTCGTACGTGTAAATCGGGCCATTTGCCCGTAATCAGCATGAAGAAGACAAAGCCACCGAACACGCCGAAAGCCAGATTTTTCATGGCCTCAAAATGCGTGGGCGCCTTGATAAAAACGGCTACCAGCGCGGCCCCAACCGCCGTGATCAGCAGGCAGAGGAGGTCGAACTGCCAGCTTCCCGGCGTAAAGAGTTGGTTCATCGCGTTGGTTAGGTAATGTCGTGAATGGTGTGGTGGCTATTTCAGCCAGTAGAGTCGGGACGACCCCGAGGTGTGACGAAAGCTGACCTGCCCGATGGACGTAGCAACGTCATAGTCCCGGATCTGGCCGTACGTACCCGAAAAGTCCAGCACGAGCAAACAACCCTCGTTACCCCACCCGCCTTCCAGACACCACGGTTCATCTGCCTGATAGCGGTCAATGACGTAGGTCGGCTCGTTGCTGCACCACCGGTTGCTGGCTGAGCGTTTGGCCTTGCACCACCGGAAGTTTCCCCAACGTACCTGACTGATCCAGTTCACGGCCACGAGCGGCGCGTCCTGGTAGCCCAGCGGGTGCGGCGGGTAACCCGCTGTCATATCCGGCCGGTAGTAGCTCACCGCTTGGGCACGGTCTGGGTTGGCGGGGCCGTTGTATTTACCTCTGCCGCTGATGTCGAGAAAATCGGGGTAGAGAATGCGCGGATTGGGCCCAAACATCATGGTCGACTCCCAGCCAAACACGCCGTTGAGCAGCGCAAAGTCGCACAGCGCTGTTCCGACCTGTACGGGCATGGGGTAGCGCGGGGGCCGTGAATGTGTCGTGTAGCCGCCATCGGGGTAGGGCGTCTGGTACTCAATGTGCCACACATCCTGGTCCATTGTCTGAAACTCGCCGTACCAGCCAAAACCCAGCACCGTCCGATCGAGCGCGACCTTGCCCAACTCGCGCCGGGCGTTGAGTTGCAGTGTCGAATCGGTCAGGTGCCCAGCGAAGAACTTTTGCGGGTCGGTTTGTCCTGAGTAGTACGAAGAAATCAGCCCGTCGCGGTGCTTATAGCCTTCGTGCAAAAAGTCGTCGGCGGTTGTTTGGCGCAGGATGTCGAGCGCCGCCTTATTGTCGGTAAAGGCGGGGCGCAGGATGTCGACAGCCCGTTTGTCAAAGTCTTCGGTGATTGACCGGCAAAGAGCAAAGCCCCGGTACTGATCGAAGTAGTGATGGCCGTTTTCGCCCAGCACCGCCGCGAACCCTTCGGTAATCCAGCGCATTTGCGGCGAACCGTCCGGCAGCGCCCATTTGGCCCTGTCGTCGTAGGCTTCCCCTGCCTGCGAGGTCCAGTAGCGGTGTTGCTGTTTTTTATCGCTCAGCGCCATGCGAACGCAGGCCACACAGTCTTCGGGCGTCCACTCACGCAGCGGCTTGCCCTTCAACTCATGTTCCCCGTAAGCCTGGATAAACGCCACGTCGCCACAGACGCCACGCAATTCGGGGCCGATGGTTTGGTTTTTCCACTCTACCCCGCCGTTGACGTTGATCGCCGTCGCGCCCGCGGCCAAATACTCGTGTGGGTCACGGTTGAGCGGTGGCGTGTAGACCAGATGCTTACCGTCGGGCAGTTTGGCCCGTAGGGTGTGGCCTTCCGATAGCTGGCCGTAGCCTAACTCGGGATAGGGAAGTACTTCAGCGTTGGCCATTGGTCAGAAAAACGGTTAGCGATTGTTCGGCGTGAATGGTTGACTTGCTCCGTAGTACCCAACGGTCGGTCGCGTCGAGACCTTCGAACAGGTGAATCAGGATCGGCTCACCCGGCAGCGATTCCCACTCGTCCAGGCTACGGCGTAGCTGGCCGGTTTCGGCAATGCGAATGCCGCCGTTGACTTCGTAGATTAACGGATTGGGCGCCCCCGGATTGGCTTTGTTACGCAGCTTCACCACGCCGTTAACGAGCGTGGCTTCGACATCCAGCAGATTCGGATTCGAACGCCAGCCGTATTCCACCCGGTAGCCGGTCGGCGCGGGCTTATCGCCGTCGGTCACCGGCTTATCGTCAACCACCGGTACGTCAGGTACGGTATCAATCGGAGTAATGCTGCGCGGGTCCGTGTCAGCGAAGAGCGCGGCCTGTTCAGCCGTCAATCCGATTTGGGCCAGAAACCCCCGGTCACGGAACGTGTCAGCCCCGCCGCTGGTCGCGTACAAGACACCGTCTTTGTAGCGGGCTTTGATCGACTCGCCGTACCAGTTTTTGATTTCCTGTCCGTCCGCATACCCGCCCACCACCGGCTTTTCGTCGGCGGGTACGTCAGGAGTGACGGGTACGTCGACCACGGGCTTGTCCGGCTCGACAATGGCGGTTCCGCGTCCGGGCACGGCGGCCAGTTGCAGCGCGCAGAGCGCGACGAGAATGGCGTCGCGTTGGTCGGCTGGGTACGTGGCCAAGATCGCGTAGAGCGAGGCGGCGGCGGTTTGAGTCTGCATGACGAAGGGGAAAAGAAACGTACCTGCCGGAGTTGTCCAGCAGGTACGTTGGTGATCACTAGACGAGGCGGGCGCGTACGATACCCGTGTAGGTATCCCATCCGCCGTAGTCTTTGAAGTAGCCAGCCGGACGGGTGAAGATGCCGAACTGCGTTGAAGGCGTCACCGTCCATTTCGGATAGGCGGTATCGTACTCCTTCACGCGCAAATCCAGATCCATTGCGAACGTGTCGGCACCGTACTGCGCAACGGCTACAGCCGCTTTACCGTACGAGGTGTTGGCGACTTTCTTCTGCTTGATGATGTCTTCGTGTTCCATCACCGTTTCGAGGCAGGCCGCGCCCGGATCAAGTACCAGGATATGTCCAGCGCCTGACGCGGTATCAACCGCCGGATCGTAGTAGAACTCGAAGTCCAGCTCGTTGTACACCTTCGTGTAGTCGTAGCCGATTGACGACATGGACACGATGCCCTTCCGGTTCATCCAACCCAGCGCCTTGTTGCCGCCGATAATGATTGGCTTGCCAACCATCGCGTGTACCGTTTTCACGTTGTTGATCCACTCCCACAGATCGAGCTTGATGCTGTTGTCGGTGTTGTAGAGCGTGATGTCAGGTACAGCCGTGTTGGTGGGCGACGTTGCCCCCAATGTCAGGTTGCCGCCTACGGCCGCAATGACCGCCGACAGGGCCGCGCTGTTGACCGACTGCAACACCGATTCGAGGCGCGACACAATGGCTTCGCCCACGATGCCCATTGTTTTGTACTCGCCCGCCGTGCCGACGAACTTGCCCGCGTTGACCTGGTCGAGGTAGCGTTCGGCTTCCGCTTCCAGAATCATGAAGTCGACCGTTTCAAAGTCGGCATCCAGTTCGCGGTGCAGCGCATAATCTACGTTCAGCGTTACCGCGTCGTTGGGCCGGGCGCCCGATGCCACCGTGCGCGAGGTTTTGACCGTACCGGCCTTTTGGGGGCGGTAGGAGAGTTGAACCCGCGCCGTGGGCGTGGCCTGACCCTGAATGATGCTCAGCCGGTTTTCGTTCTGGGCATTTTTGGGGTTCATTTCCGCAATCAACGCGGCGAGTTGGGGCGACCGAAGCGCCTGCAACGTACCAATGTTGGTGAATTTGCGGTTGTTGTTCAGCGTGTGCATGATCGTCGCCATTGCGATGCGCGCGCCAGTCAGATTCCGATTTGAAGCCATGAGCTTGTCTTATCGTGGTTGTGTAGTCAGTGGCAGTAGTGACCCCGTGTCGCTACCGTAGGCTATTCGTCTTTGAGGTAGGACGCCATCTTAGCTTGCGCCGCCGAAGCCCCCTGCCCTCCTTTGTCATCGGCCGGCACCTCGACCGGATTGGTCGGGGCTGGATTCGATGCTTTGATGTACTTGCGCTCCTTGAGCGTATCGTCCAGTAGGCCGTCGACGGTAGCGGGCTTGTTGTTGATGAAGAGTTCGAGCGTTGGGTCTTCTTTCTTCATGATCTTGCCCGTATTCACGTCCAGAACCCCGCCGACGGCGCCCAGCTTCTTGTCAAGAGCTGTCAGCGCCAACAGGCCGTCTTCTTCTTTCGCCAGATCAACCACGTCCGCCCGGTTGACAATCTTGATTTTTAGCCGGTCGTAAAACCGATCCCGCGCAAAGCTGTCTTTCAGGGTCTGCAACTCGGTATCGTGCGTCGTTTTGATCTGAGCCAACTGGTTGTTTAGCTCGGTAATCGTTTTGGCGGCTTCGCTCGTATCGCCGCCTTTTTTCTGGGCTTTGAATTGCTCAAGCAGTTTAGCTACCCGTTTGTGGGTGGTCTTATTTTCAGCTTTGAAGGTTTTGGCCCCCTCTTCGCCAAGCAGTTCAACCAGCACCGGGTCGATCGTGGCGTCGACGCCGTTGAGCGCCAGGGCCGTGAACTTCCCTTTGATTTTCTCGTTGTTCTCAGCCGCTGACACCGTTAGCAGGTTTTCGCGGATGGGCTTTACGATCGTCTCGTCATCTGCTTCCGCGTCTTCGGGAATCTTGGCGGCGAGGGCAGTCAGGTTTGCGTCGTCGGCAGCGATACCCGCGTCAGAAGCCAGTTGCGTAAATAGGTCGCGTAATTTCATGGTTGGTTTGCGGCAGGTGCCGCCGGTTTACTCTTGGGTTTGATCCTATCGGATCGGGTAATGTGAGGCAATGGGTTACTCGACTGGTGGCGGGGGCGGAGTTGACTCCTCCTTTTCCTTGCTCAGCGGCACTGCTTTGTCCAGCACTTTGATTTTGCCGCCGGCAACCATCGGGTTGTCTTCGTCGCGGTATTTGGGCGTACCGATGATTTTTACCGTACGTCCGGCGATCTGCGACATGCCTGTTTCGGCGTCGTAGTCATCTTCGTTGCTGCTCAGTTCCTGAAAATGGGCGAAGGTGCTGACGGCCTCCTTTTCGGGTTCGACCTCGACCATGCGCCGTTTCCCGGCGTCGTATTCTTCACGGGCGCCGTAAGCCAGTACGACTTCATCCGTGGGCAGTAATTCGCTTAGCTTCTTTGCCATTGCGTGGGGTTGGTTTAAGTGAAAGTTTTAGTTGACCTGATTGGTGTTCTTAAAATCGACCGGCGGTTCCAACGTGATTTTGCCGTTGATGGGCTTGCCCGTGGCTGGATCAATGGGTAGTTCACTCATTGGGCCGACCCGCTTACGGGCTGATTCCATCATGCGCGTGTACTGCGCCTTGTTGTCGAGCAGCCAAAAGCCTGGGCCGCTGTCGCGTAGCTGCTCGTTGAGGATGGCTTCGAAGTAGGCTGACAGCATGACCTCTTCGATGGCGAGTTGCAACTGGGCCGATCCCGGTTTGTACAGCACCCGAATCGAGGCAGCCAGAAACAGCTTTTTCTCCAAATCGAGGTTTGGGTATGGGTCGAGCCGTTCGCGCAGTTCGTAGCGGCGGTACTCGTCCGAATCCGGCCCGGTCTGGTAGCTGATGAGCTTCTTTTCAAGGGGCTTGCGCAGGTTGGCGTCGAAGTTGTTTTTTACCGCGTCAATCAGCTCCTGCCGGGTTTCTTCGGCATTTTCGAGCGAGAATCGGACGGGCTCAATCACCACCGGGCGCGGGGCATCGGGGCCGTAGCGCTGGTAGGTGATGGCATCGAACGTCTGCTGAAGCAGCGCACAGAGGTGCGAGGCCTGGGTGTTTAGCTCCCGGTACAACTCTTCGCGGTCGAAGCGCTTCGAGGTGCCCGACGCCGTGGTGGGCGTCACTTCCAGGAACTGCATGTTCAGCGTGGCGTACGCTTCCGCCTTTTTGCGGGCGTAGCGTTCTTCCAGCGCTTTCAACGGCTCAATGCTGCGCGGAATGTACCCACCCGGCGGTATGGGCAGATTGGTGCGCATTCCCTCGTCAGACAGGCTTTGCGCCGTTGGCGCGGTAACGATAATCTTACCCGTGGCCGATCCGCTGGACACCGTGCCATGCCCACCGCAGACGGTGCAGGGCGACTCGTTCAGTATGGCCCCGTCGGCGTCTCGCAGGGTAACCGTACCGTTGTAGCACTTGCGTGGGTCGCTTTCGGGTAGTCTCGTCGATGGGCATTCGCGGGTGGCGTACTCCCATTTTTCCGACGACACATGCAGGTTCGTCTCAACGTCGGCGTCGTTGTTGTTTTGCTGCGCCGCTTCGATGCATTCGAGGGCGGGCGACAGCGGCGATTCGTAGTATTCTTCGTCGGGATCGTCGGCCACCACGCGGGTGGTCTTACCCGTTTTTTTGCGTTCCTGATAATCGGACCCGTCGTATTCCGCCTCTTCGTCCTGTAGCTTACCCAGCTTCCAGGCGGGCATGACGGGGCAGTTGTGTAAAGGGGCTAAAAAGCCGCTACCCGCCTCGACCGAACGAAGGCCCGTCACGTTCCAGGTCGACAGGCGGCCGGCGTCGGTTGATTTGATGCCGAGGTACGTAGCAATGGCGTAGCTGTCGGCATCGACAAAGGCGAGACGGCGCGGCTCGTCTGATTTGCGGGGCAACTCGACCACGCAGAAACGGCCTTTTTTGTGCTGATACACCTTGTCGCACGGAATCAGTACCGGACGGGGCTTGGCCCGTACCGTGTCCGATTCGGGCTGATCCAGCGGCAAAACCAGCAGGACCGCGTTGGGGTCATGCACGTAGAGGGGCCGTACGCGCCGCCAATACCAGTCGTTGACTGATCCGTCGCTCGAAAAGTTGGCGTTGCAATAGGTTTCGGTCGTGTCGGTGGCATCCCCATCGACGGCGGGCCACTGAATGACGAAATCGTCGGCCTTTGAAATGTAGTCGAGCGTTTCAATGTACCGGTTGCGCAGGGGGCGAAACGGGTTTTTGTAAATAACCCGGCGGTACAGCTTACTCTCTTTGGTTTCGTTGGGCCGGTTCAGGTCCAAGTACACCGGGTACGCCCGCCGGAACGCCTGCCGTAGCCGGTCGCGGTGGGCAATCGATGCCTGATAATAGGCATGACGCGGCCCGTCGCCACTCAGATACGGCAGGATGTCCCGGTTAAAATCGAGCATAACTCAAGGGGCGGCGCTTAGGCCTTGTCAATCGTGAAAGAATAGCTACCCGTTACGCCCGTCGCGTTTTCGACCACCAGCGTGAAGCGGTATGTGCCCGTCGTGAGGGTCGTAGCGATCGAGACCACACCCGTCGAGGTGTTGACCGTGACGGCAGCGGGTGCGGCGTCCGACGTGTTGAGGAATACCGAGTAGGCAATGCCTGAGCCAGCGGCCTGCGTCGCTTCGTTCAGTACCGGCGTCAAGGTGGCCGCTGTCGAGGCCATTGAGAACCGGTTGATGCCGCCGACTACCGGCGTGAGGTTGGTGACCGTCGGCGCGCCAAACGTGAAGGCGACATCGTTGGTCAGCGTGGCCAATACGACGCCAAAGGCGGGCAGCGGCTCACCCTGCGAGGTGCAGGCGATTTCGAAGGCGCCCGGAATGTCTTTTTTGATGTCGCCATCGACAGCCGTACCGATGTTTTGGTACACGGGGTTTTGCAGGCTCCAGCGCACGATTTCAACGTGGGCGTCCGAGAACAGGTAGATGTCGTACGGGGTCTGCCGTTCGCGTAGCGCGTTGAAGAACTCGACGTTGAAGAGTTGGTCGGCGTAATCGATCATGTACGCATACTCACCCAGACCCGTCGGGCGCGGCGTCGTGCGGGTGCCGTAGGCGAAAGCCTCTTTGAATTCACTGAACTTGCCGCGCTTGCCATTGATCTGACCGTTGCCGAAGAACGAAGCCAGTCCGGCGTAACACAGCTTTTTCAGCACACCGGGCAAGGTGGCCGCCGTCAGTGTGGCGGCGCTACCTCCATTCGGCGGGGTATAGCTCTGGCCCAGATCGGGCAGGGTACCCGCGACCACGAAAGCGGCAGCGATAAAGTTTGATTTGGGCTTTTTGACGCCCGATTGGGGTTTGCGGTTGCCCTGTACCGTCGATAGCGGATCGGCAATGACTTCGCCTAATTTGGACATGGTAGAGAAAAATTAGAGTGAGTTGACGCGGCCCGTTACCCCGCCGAAACGGGAAAGATCAGTTGGATATGCGCACTGAGAATTGGGGCAATGGCTTGCCCGTTACGATCCAGAACTGGCCGTCAGCGACGGGCTCAGAGACGTACGTTTCGCCATTGATGACCACGTTTACCGTATCGCCATCAGCGCGGTCGGTACTGAAAATCAACGTACCATTACCGTGATCGACCGATGTCAGGAAATCAGCGTAGATCGGCTCAATCGCGGTTCGGGTTGTTAGCTCGGGAGTATCTTGCTTCTTAGCCATTAGAGTAGCGGTAAGGAGAGTGAGAAATAGTTGACCGGATTCGTCTCGCCAACGGCCCGAATCGTAGCCGTCCGGTTGGCAGCGGGCACCGAGGGAAAGTTGACCTGCTGAAACTTGGGGTCGTAGCTGATGCCCGGCTGGTACGCGCCCGACATAATGCCTGGTATCATCACCTCGACCGGCACGGCACAGTTGATGTAGATGGAGAGAAACGAACTGCTGCTGTAGCGATACGAGGCCGAATTGATCACGCCCGAGCCAACCGGCGCTGAGGGCAGTACGGTCAGCGAGATCGTGCGCGTCGTAATAGCGCTGCCGATGATGTCGCGCCGGACGGCGATGGCCACGTTTTGGGCCGTGGTCACCGTGAAGGGGAGCGGTGAAATCGGCAAGCCGCCGTTATAGCCCACCAGCAGCGCTTCGTTCGGGCGTGGCAGTACCGAAACCGTGGTCTGGCCCGCCCGCTGCTCAATGGCCAGATCGTACAGTAGGGTCGTGCTGTCGGGATTGGTTTCGTAGGTGTCGGGCAGCCGGACCTTTCCCGCTTTGAGCGCGTCGTAAAACGCGGCGGGTTCGGCCCCGAATTCTGTTTCGTACTCGGTGGCCGATAGCGTGTCGACGCTGCCGTCAGGCCGCTCAACCTCGATCGTAGCGGGGAGCATCCAGCCGGTCGGTTGCCCGTCGGCTTCGGTAACCAGGCGCGGAATGCCGCAGCCCGCCCCGCGCTCGGTGTAGCTGGCCTGGATCACATCACCCGCCGACAGGGCCGTCACGGGCACCGTGAGCGTAGCTGCGCCGGTCGTCGTGGCGTAGCCAATCGTCCAGTCGCCGCGACTAATCAGTACGACTGTACCGGACCCCTGCGCGGTTACGTCGACCGTAACTGCCGTAGACCCGTGTACATAGCCACTGATGATTTCCGCTCTGAGCATACCCGAAATTGGCGGCTGGGCTGGGCAGCTTTACGAGGGCATGTGTATTATGACGGCTTTTTGGGGTGTAACTCGTTGGTAGTCAGTTTGTGTGCCGGTGTGAATTGAAAAACCCCACCGACGGGTATCGGTGGGGTTAGATCGGTACTTTTTTAAAACGATGTGCTGTTTGATTAATTCCTTAAAAACCCGCTCGCCAGGCATTCGGCATTGAACCGATGGCCTCGGTCGTTTCCGTGAAGGCCGTCGGCCAGCAGTAGGAAGTTGTACGCCGAATGTACACCAATGTCAATAAGCCGGATGTTGCGGGCGGCAGCAATCTTTCGTACCGTTGCGTTGAGCTGCAGTCGTTTCGTATCCGAGAATGCGCCGCCCGTCCCGGTGGTAACATCGAGCGGCCCCGCCGTCCACAGTACAGGCACCGCCCCCGCCGCAATCACCAGATCAATCATGCTATTGAGGTTGCTCTCCGAGGTGGAACGACCCACGCCCGCCGTGGTGCTTTTGGCGTCGTTGATATTGGCCTCAATTAACACAACTTGGGGATTATTAGCCGCCAATTGACTTGGCAACGCCGACAGGTTAGCCGATGAGTTCTGACCCGATAGCCCGCCGTTGACGACCGTAATCGAACGCCCCAATACTGCAGTAAGGGTCGCCTGTAGCACGTTGCGGTATTTCAAGGAATCCGCACTCGCGCCAACCCCATCGGTAATTGAACTACCGACCGCCAGTATTTTTGTGTAATTGATTGGCAGTGGCGTTCCGGTTGGCAATTGATCGGTAGTAGCGACCGTTTTGCCCGCCATTTTGGTGCCAGCGGCGAGCTGGATGGCCTGCACCGGCCCCGACACGTAGGGCGTAAAGTACGCCTCATAGGTTGTGGCGCTGCTACCGGCCTCCAGCATCAGGGTTGACGAAATAACCGATTCATCGCTGCGTTTGGCGGTAAAGATCAGGTAGGTGGCTGTGGCGGGCACGGTGAACGAGAAGGGGTAGGTCGAGGTGACCGCAAAGCCGACCTTTGCCTTAGCCGCTGAGGCGAACTGGATAGCTTTCTGCCCCGTCGTGCCGGAAAGTGTGTAGACCGCCCCGCCCGTCACGGGTATGTAGTCTGAAATCGTAAAGCCCGAAAAGGTGCCAATATCGCCCCCCGTCGAAACGGCAGAGTTAGCCGTCACCGACGCGGGATTAAACAGGTTCTTGGGCGACACAAACGATAGCGTGCTGACGTTGGCGATCTGATCGGCGGTGACCAGCGCCTTGCCATTCATGGTCGAATTCGGAAACAGCTCAGCCGCCTTGAGCGCCCCGCCCTGTACACCGGTCACGACAGGCGCCCGATAGGCGGTGAAAGCGGTAGCCGAACTGCCCAATTCCAGTTGCACCAAAGCGGGCTGCGTCGCGTCACTGTTGAACTTGCAGGTGAACACCAGTTGGGCTGCCGAGGCAGGTACCGAAAACGAGAAAGGGAACGACGTGCTGGAAATAGCCGAACCCGCTACATACGTACCAGACGCATTTTCAAACCGAATCGAGTACTGTAAGCCATTGGTCAGGCCCGACAGGGTATAGGTGGCGCCCGGCGATACAGGAATGACCGGCGAGAGGTTGAAGCCGGTAGCCGTACCGATTGAGCCATCCCCCGAGTTTGATACATACTTACCCGTCTGGACAGCCGCGACGTTAAAGAGGTTTTTTCCCTGCTCAATGGTGGTGCCCAGCGTGACACCGGCGATGCGCGTCCAGGTGGTTCCGTTGCTTAGCAGCTTATCACCCACACTGTAGACGGTACTCGTACCCGACACAACCGACGTGGTGCCCGACGTAGTGACCTCGTAATAGTCGCCCTGCGTGGTGGCCGTGGCACTCAGGGCCGGACTATTAGTCGAGGCGTTCCAGCCCCCTTTGAAGGTTTGTGGTGCGATCGTTTTGGCATTCCAGGCAATCCGCTCGGCGGGGCTGACTGTGCCCGACGATATGTTGGAGATGGCGGTCTGGAGTGCAGTAAAATTGTAGACCACAGCTTCCCCTGTGCTTAATGTGAGCGATAGCCCACCACCGTCGGGTGTTACTGACATGTAGGCAATGCGCTTGCTTTGGGCGTTAACGCCAACGGTAATCAAAGCGGCAAGCGCTAAGAGTAAGTATCTTCTCATTGGTTTTAGCTTAAAATAATCTGATTTAGTTTATCGGCACCAACCCCCCACTTTACATAGACGCTCGGGCGCCCTGTTGTCCCATTTGGCACGGAAACGAGGATTGCGTTCTGCCCTATTGGGAGCGCGGGCATGGGGGCCAGGGCGGCAGCCTCGAAACTCGTATAGGTCAATGTCTCGTTGGTGACCCCGCCTTCGTATAGATTGGCTAGTACCTCTACAAACCCCAGCAGTGTGATCAGAATCGTTTGCAGAGTTGGCCCGCTAATCTGGCCCGCGCCGTTAGCTTTTATTTGGGCGTTAATTAATGCTCGAAGATCTGTGATGCTCATTGGTCAAAATCATCGTTAAAGTCTGGGCTATAATCTGGTCTGTTCGTCAGTTCAGTGTCATAGGTCAATACGGTGTCCGGGTCGCCAAACGCGCTGCCTACAACCCCGGCCACCGACTCATGTGGCACAGGCAACAGGCTTACCGTGTAGGCGCCAGGCTCGAAACGCACGTTGCGAATCCGATTGGTCTGATTGGCCCACAGCGTGTATTGACCTGCCAGCCCATCGGGTCCGTTGATGCGTAGCTGCAGCGTGTCAGCGCCCACCCCGACGCGCAACTCGTATTCACCGGCTGGCACCTGCACCCCTTCGCGCAATTCGCTCTCAAACGTATAGCCACGTACCCAGATGGCTAGCCCCCCATCGCCATTAATGGCCTCAATCAGCGCGTAACTGCCTGATACATAGTCTGCCGTGTTGCCCCAATTTAAATTCGTATCCAATTGCCGTGTCGCGTAGAGCTGGGTACGTCCCTGGGAGCGGTAGCCGTCGGGTGCGTAGCCTTCTGACAGCGTGTACTCCCCCAATTGCTCGACTTCGAGCCCGTCGACCACAACCTGCCCCGATTTCAGCGCGGCCCATAACGCCCGGTGAAACCCACTTGATTGCGTCTTTGTCGTGAGCGTGTAGCAAGGTCGGGCCGTAGCGCGTTGCCGTACGGCTTTGCCCGTCAGATCGGCGCTCAGGCTTTCGGACTGCTGAAGCCGGGCCTTTTCAACCAGCAGAGGTAAGCGTAGTTGACACTGTAGCCCGTCTTCCAGCCCGTCGAAGCCGCCCCACCGCACGAGTGAGGTTTGCGGCTCAGTAATAAGCCGGGTTTGCGCCCGTAGGCGTACTGGTGACACACCCGACCCGACCTTGAGACAGTAGCTACCCAATGCGAGATCAGCAGGTACGTTCAGCTCAGCCACCAACGGCCCTTTGACGGGGCGCGGGGTCTGGCTCAGCGTCAGCGGTGCCACGTTGGCGGGCGCGTGGTAGGCGGGGCCGCGGCGGACGAGGCCCGTTACTGCAACGCCCGTTGCCGTCTCGATCGTAAAGCCCGACCCGACGAGCGTTTGACCAAGTGCCGCGACTACATCGGCCATCGTGTCGCCGTCGGCCGCCGTGTAGCTCGTAACAGCCCCACCAATCGACAGTTCGTAACTGTTGCCCGGCGCGACCGAACTGCCCACGTACCCATTCCAGCGCCGTACCGTGCGCGAGGGCAGCGGCGTAAGTGCTTCGAGCGTAATGGATGGGCTGTTGACATTATCGCCCGTCTGGTAGCCCGCCTGCACAAGCGTGACGGGTTCCGTACCCACGGCGACACTCAGCACCCCACCCGATACGAGCGCAGCGGCTATCGTGGTTGGCGTTGAGGTGTCATCAGCTACGGCTACCCGGTCGGGTTGACCTGACACTGAAATCTGATAGACGTTGCCAGGCAGAATGTCCGTACCCACCACGACCGCGTACTGGTTGGCGCCGCCCGACGTGCCGGTATAGCGCAGGGCCAGGGTGGGCGCGTTGCTATTATCCCAGCGGCCTTTGTCGGGCTTGGCGTAGGCGGTTGGGTACGTTGCGGTTGGCAACTCGACTGGCGTTTCCGGATCGGCCGGCAGCCCGAGCGCGGCGCGAACTATGGCCACCGTATCGCCATCAACGGCGGTATATTCTTCCGCCCCGAACACGAACACGTTACCCGCCACGATCGAAGCGCCGATGTCGACCCGGTACGGCCAAGCCGCGGCTTTGCTCAGCGTACCGCCATCCATGACCACGAAGCTGGGCGCGTTGGTATTGAGCTTGACGACCTTCCCCAGCCCGACCGTGACGGTCTGCTCAGCCAGCCGAAGCCGGTCGGAGTCATGCAGCCGTACGTAGACCACGTAGCCAGAGCGCCACACGTCGACCGCGATAAACGGCTGACTGGCCAGATGCCGCGTAATGGCGCGGGTGTAGGCGAGTCTATCCGCATACCCCGCTTCATCGGGGTAAAACGTGGTCGTGATGGGCACGTCGCCCACGCAAAGCGCGAATTGCCGGTACGAGGTCGGCAGCGCCCCAACCGTCAGCGTCAGGTCGGTGTAGGTTTCGCCGCGAACGGTACGCAGTGAGCCGACCACGGTTTCAACCCCAGATGCGTCGACCAACCGAATAGCATCGCCCGGCGCAAACGTGCCCGTTCGGGCCAGTAGCCAGCGGTAGTTTTCGCCGGGCAGGATGTCGAGTACATCGGTCGCGCCGGTATCGGAGGGCGTTACCGGCAGGAATACGTAATCATTGTCTACTCTCATCGAACAAGCAGGGTTATGGTCAGTGAGTGGGTGGTTTCGTCATAGGCCGCGTCGAGCAGTTCGCCGCTTACCGGGCCATCTGGCCCGCCGTAGGTTACGCTATCCGCGAGGTTCAGGTACGTTGCCCCGTCGGCGTCGATCGTGAGCGTATGCAGCTCCGGTAGTTGGCTGTAGGTGTACCAATCAGCCCACCGCTCCCGAATGGCTACGGCGTCGAGCCGATCAGGGCTGACGGGTACGTAGTAGATTTCCTTCGTCTTGTCGCTGTTCTGGCTCAGTAAGCCGCGTCGGGCCTGCTCAATGCGGGCCGGATCGCAAATCCAGGTGGGCTTTAGCGACAACTCGTTACCCGATAGCACCCCCGTTAGGTACGTTCGTTCTCGGTAGTCGGCACTTTGGCGCTGGGTCGTGTCGCTCGGTGCTGGCCAGCCCGACGTAACCGAGCCGTAGACGTACTCAGTGGCCCGTTTAATGCTCAGGTTCCGGATCTGCTTGTACGGAATGGCGCTCACTGTTTCGGCATCGTTGCGCACTTCCAGACTCAGCGCATTATTGACCGTCAGGCCGACCCGCAGGTAATGCAACAGGCACAGGTTGCCCAGCAAGCCCGATAGTGATAGGCTAATCGTCGCTTCGTCGTCGCCCGCCAATCCGGCCGCCGTGGCAATCTTACCCGCTCCAAACTCGGATAGCCACGCTGAAGCTACATCTACGTCGGCCAGCCCCATTTTGTCGAGTAACTGCCGTAACGCCCACTCAACCGTTACGCCCTCCGCGTACGAGGTGAGCAATTCGGGCTCTTCGGTGATGGTCAGTTCGGTCGAGGTGTCGTAGAGGTGACTGCTGCCGTTGGCGTAGGCCGTCAGCGTTAGCGTATCGCCCGCCGCGACAATCCGCTGTTTGTTGATCAACGCCGTTACGGCCCCGTCGGCAGTGTTTACCTCAATGAGCCTGGAGCCGCCGCCTGATAACTGGTAGGTGCCTGCCGTGCCGATATTGAGCGCGATTCGACCCTTAATCCGTACGGTAACGGGTTGATTCGATGTGTTTTTGTAAATGGTCGTTGCCAGTGAGGCATCACCCGTACCCACAAATGGCACACCGCTGTAACCAGCGCGAGGTACGACCGTACGATCGCCAATCCATGCCGATACCTTCAGGGTGATTAAATCGCCAATTGATCGACCTGCCAGCGGGAACGAGTACGACGGGGTTAGCTCGTAGACCGTCGCGGCCCGCTGGGCGATCGTGTCGGCCACGCTGCTGCTTTTCAGCCCTACCGTTACGCCCGTGAGCGTCCGGTTGTAGGTGTCGTAGTCGATCTGCGCTTCGTAGTTGAGGCCCGGGACGTCAATGGCAAACGTAGTCGAGGGCAGCAGTTGCTTGAAACCCTGTTCCAGTATGCGCACGGCAACGGGGTCGCTGAACTGTAGGTTCGTCAGCCCCGTTACCATCGCTTCACCGCGTAGAAAGAAGCCCCAGTACTGTTTGTGGCGCTGCCGGGCCAGCCGCAGCCCGTCGACGCCTGCCGGTGCGGCTATTTTGACTCCGTTGAGGCTATACATTTGGGGGCTTTGTTGCGGTTACGAACCGATTGGATTTTGAAGTAATGACGGGCGTTCACGACCTCTCTGCGTAGCTCTCGATGTATTGCCTTCATCTCGGCGTCGAACTGCTGTTGCTGTTGAATCGTGAGCTTATCTCGCTCTTGATAGGTGATATGAAGCCCATAGATTTTTTCCAACTGTTCCAGCGTTAGCACGACGACCGGTTGGTTGGTGACGTAGATACTTTTCGGTACGAATTCTTTTTTAGCCGTGTTTGCCATTGTTAGAATTGGAAGCGATTAGCGTGATAGGTGGTCTTTTGGTCCTGGGCAATCATGGCGGCAGCAATGCCCCCGTTGTCGACGTTGAGCTGCAGCAACTCTTTGTCCTGAATCGCCTTACGTAGCTCCCGTAGTTCGGCCAGCATGGCACTACTGCCGCCGCTCATGCCGACTGTATCGGGCAGGTTGAGCCGGGCGGGCAAAACAGGGATCGCCAATCGTGGCTGTAGCATCCGGGCGATTAGCTCCGTGTTCGAGATATTGCCCAGCAGGGCGTTTTGCTCGGTTGGGATCACCCGTTCGCCCCGGTTGAGCAGGGCGGGTATCGTGTCTACGCCGCTAGGGTAGGGGCCATCGACGTACTCGGTGCCCTGAGCAAATCGTTTGCCCGTTGAGGGTATATAGCCGTCGGCATTACGAAGCTGTATTGGGTTTTTAGCGGCGTCGTAAACGGTAATCACCTTGTTGTCATTGGGGTTGTAAAAAACCTCAACGGGTGCGCCGTCACTGGTAAACCAGCCCCGGTATACGTCATCACTGCCGCGCTTAGAGGCCACATCCTGCGCTGCCGCGTAAGCCCCGCCAATGCCGCCGCTTGGATTGATCACAACGGGCGTACCATAAGCAGCCGGGCCGCTGACCCCGCCTAATTCGCTAATCATCGCATTCACTTGATCGATCAAGCCCTGAGCCGCGCCAGCAGCCCGTAGCTTGAGTACAGCGATTCTTAGCTCGATGATGCTTATCTGCTTATTAGCCTCAAAGGCTTCTGCCTGCGCTTGGCGTACCGCGCCTATATAAGCCCGGTTGGCAAGTTCTTTTTTGTGCGCGGCGTCAAGCTCGTTGTCACGTAGTTGATTCTGATAACCCGTAATGGTGTTCCTAAGCTCGGTTTGCAGCGCCTCAATCTTGTTCTTTGTATCAACCTCCAGGTCCCTAATCCGACCCTTCAACTCCCTTTCTTTCGTCTCGAAATCCTGCCGGTAGGTATCGAGCGTCGTCTTAAGCTGTGTTTTTAGGTCGGTGATTTCGTTCTTTTGCCGGGTCTCTAACTCAATAATCTTATTGGTCTCCTCCTCTTTCAGCTTCTCGGTCAGGTCTTTTTCTTCCTGTTTGAGTTGTTTGCTGATTATGGTATTCGCCTTACTCTTATCGAGTTTAGCATCCTCAACATCTTTATGAACCTGACCGATGCGCTCAGCAAAAGCGTTCATTACGTCGGCCCGTTCTTTTTCTGATAGGTTACCAGCCAAAATGCGGTCACGTTGGGCGGTCAGCTTATCAACCTCGGTCGTACGGTAGCGCTCCAAAACGTCGTCGCGCAACCGATCAATGATACCCGCCGCCTCTAATTCATCCGCTTTTGACTGCTCAACCAAAGAGCGCCGGAAGTCGTAAGTATCCTGTAGTGCCTTTTTCTCGGCATCGTAGCGGTCGTTGACCTTTTGAACGGCGTCGTCGTATTGCTGCTGAGCGAGTGCCTTTTGTTGATCGTAGCTGTCTTTGAGCGCCGATAGCTGATCTTCAATGGCTTCTTTCTTTTTGTCGCGCTCCTGCTCAATGAGGTCTTTTTTGATCTCAAAAGCATCCTTTGCGGCGTCGATCTCTGCGTTTATCTGATCCCTTCTTGCCTCGAACTCTTCGCTGATCTGGCTCAGTTTGGCGTCGTGTAAATCGGTCAGCCTCTGCTTTTCAAGTTCAATTTGCTTTAGTCTGGTTTCAAGATGCGCCTTTTCAAACGCCATCTGATCTTGTTCGGAATTGCGCATTAAAGCCCGCGCATCCCCCTTGGCGTCGAGGATTTCTTGCACCTGCGCCAATTGAGCATCTACACCGTCGCGGTTCTTCATCAATTCGCCCTGGTACTCGTAAAAGCGCTCGATAATGGTTCGCTTTTCGTCGTAGCCACGGCTAAACGATTCGAGTTCCTGTTTGTAGGCTTCTTTACTGGCATCAATCAACCAGTCGTAAAAGCCGCGATGAATGTCCCGAAATTCCCGGAAGGCATCTGCCTGAGCCTGACGCTGGGCCTGAATTTGCTCATCTACTGCTTTGCCGAGCGCTACGAATGCCTGAAAGCCCAATGACAGCAAACCCGCCATTGCCTGCTGACTCGACGCCGTGACTTTTTCCAGTTCAGTCTTTGCCTCTTCGGCGGTCACTTTGGCCCCTGCAACGACCTGCTTCTGCTTCTGGATTTGCTCACCCGTACCAAAGTCCATTAAGAACGTAAGTCGCGCCTGAGCGGCATTGAACAGCGTTTCGGTTTCCCGTACCCGCTGCTCAGCGCTCTCTTTGCTCTTGCCCGAGATAGCATCCCAGTTGTCGAATACCGCCTTCGCGGCCCTGCCCATTTGACCGACTAAGCCTGATTCCTGCGAGGCAAAATCCAGTACCAGCGCAAAGAGCTTGCGCCGGGATTGCTCTTCGATTTTGAATCGCTCGTTCTGCGTTTGAGCAACGTCACGCGCCGCTTCTTTCTCAATTTGGGCCGTTTGCTTGGTTAACTCTGTGTATTCTTTGGCTCGCTCCTTTGCCCCTTTGTAGCCCTCTGTCTGAATGGTGAGCCGCTGGATTTCGCCCTCTTCAAGCCCCTTGTTAGCCTGCTCAATTACCTCACTGATTTTGAGCCATTCATTACGGCTTAGTTCGACTCGCTTATCCTGATACGTCTTGATAATGCCGTTTATCTTGCCCTGTGCAACCTCTGTCGCTTTGGCTATTTCGGTATCACTGGCATCTTTGGCGACCCGTATCTTGTTGACCGACTCGATTTCGGCTTTTTCTTCTTTGTCGAGGTAGGCTAGTTTTTCTTTATAGGTCTGCTGATTCTGAGCAGCCTTTTCAAGCGCAATTTGGGCCGCAGACTGGACGGTAATGGTTTTGTACTTTTCGGCATTGTCACTGGCAATGCCGAGCATAGCAGCATTATGCGCCAGCGTAAGGTTTTTGGAATCTAAGTGATATTTGCCCTCTAAATCGATCTGATCCGTCCGGTATTTGTCAAGTTGGCGGGCGTTGGCGTCAATAGCACCGGGAATTTCATTCATGGCTCCCATCAATCCCCGCCAATTGCCATTCACGGCGTTAGTGAGAGCATTCCATGTCTTAGAGGCTACATTGCCACCCTCGATTTGCTGCTGAAAGTGTCTTTGAACCGCAGGAGCCAACTTCTCAATTTCTTCATAAAGCGTTTTAACGCTACCTCCTGCGCGGTCTACTAAATAGGCGTACTCAGGAGCGCGTTCACGTACCTGATTCAGCAAGTCAAGCTGCTTGGCAAATAGCTTGTTCTGGGTCTCTACCGCCTGTTCGACCAGATACGCTTTCTGCGCTAGTTCGATCCGTTGAGCGTAGCTGAGGTTTACTTGAGACAGCACTTGCCTGAGTTGGGCGTTACTGATCGTCTCCGTGTTGAGCCCCTTGAAGTATTCGGGATACTGCTGCACAATAGTAGCGATAGCTTGGCGACGTAGATCACTACCTTGGGCCGCGTTCAGAGCTACATTTGCAGTTGCCCCTAGTAAGGTCTGCTCCCGTAGTAAGCCTTGCTCCTGCTCGCCCATCGTCTCTTTCATACTCGCAGTCGCAGCCTGCCAAAGCTGAGTTGCGGTCACAATCGCCATAACCGCTGTTACCAACGCCCCAAGCGGGTTGCGGGTAATGGTCGTCCACAGCGTCGTTAAGACACCTGAAAAACGGGATGTGGCCGCACTGCTAGCGGTCGTGGCGGCCGCATTAGCCGCTGTTGCCGCCGTCGAGGCAGCCTCGGCCTCTGCCGCCCGTATCTTGGCGGTGGCGGTAGCGCTTACAGCTACCCGGTAAGTAACGTAGGCTGCGGTAGCGGCCTCTAACCAAGCCTCTGTACGCTGGATAGCCTGCCCGTTGCCTAAGAGTGCGTCGATAAACTTGCTCGTCCAGGTAATCGCATTCTTGAGACCCTCTTCGTAGTAGTCGCCTAGGCGGGCCTTAGCAAAGAAGAAGCGGTCAGCTAGGTTGGAAGTTTGCCCTGCCAACGTCTGCGAGGCAATACCCATCTGATTGTAGTATAACCCCCCTGACGAGGTAGCGTCTTGTAAGGCTTTTTTAACCTGAGCAAAGCTAATTTCATGCGCTTGAGCCAGCTTGATAACTTGCTCCAAGGGCTTGTCCATCGACTTTGCCAATAATTCGTAGAGGTTGACGCCCGCTTCTGAAAATTGCCGTGTCTCGCCCGCGTATAATTTTTGGCGGTTCTGTACGTCAGTAAACGCTTTAGCTAGTCGAGGTAATTTTTCCATGCCGACAGCCGAGGCAATATTTCCTAGCATATCCATTGTCGGCAATAGGTCCTTTGTAGCTACCCCCATTGCCTTGAGCTGTTGGGTGGTTTCCAGAAGTTTTTCAACCTCAAAAGGCGACTTGAGCGCCATCGCCTGAATCTGCTCAAATAATTTATTGGCCTCTTCGCGCGTACCAGTCATCTGTATAAGCGCGGTCTTGAAGAGGTCAATCTTAGACTTTGCCTCAACGACCTGTTCGGTAAACTGCTTGATCGCCTCAATAGTCAACGCGGCCTTTACATAAGAACCTAGGTCTGCAAAGGCACTACCTGCGCTTGAAACATGGCTACGCACGGCGGCGTTTTGCTGAGCTAATTCGGAACGATAGAGTGCCGTCTGTTGATTGAGTTCGGCTTTCAGGGCGGCAGTTTGTCGATCTTGTTCGCCCTTCACAATGGCGGTTTGTTGACTTGCCTCTGCTTTAAGTGCGGCTGTCTGCTGGGAGATTTCGCCGCGAATGATGCTTGTTTGCTGACTGATCTCTGCCTTTTTGGCGGCTGTTTGTTGACTAGCCTCTGCTCGTGTAATGGCCGTCTGCTGGTCTAATTCAGCTTTTAGTGCATTGGTCTGCTGTTGAAGGGCCGCGCGATACTCGGCAACCTGCTGTTGAATAGCTGCCTTTTGCTCCTGTGTCGCGGCTTGATGTTGCTGCGCCGCCTGTTGAGTTACTGTTTTAGCCTGCTCAGTTAACTCAATTAGCTTTGAAAGTTGCTGGTGTACGAGAGGTAATTCACTGACCGCCTGGATAGCAAGGCGAATAGTAGTCGTTGACATCTACCTGAGGTCGTGTAACGCGTAGTGTTTGGCTGGTTTTCGCCCGTCGATTACCTAGCCCGATGGTGGTTGTTTACCCCGTAGAATTGAGGTCTGTACGAATACTTGACTGGATATGTAAAAATAAGTACTTACTGCTGAATTTGTTGTTAAGCTAATTATTAGTAAGACAAATAAATGTCAATAAAAAAGCCCACCGTCTACGATGGGCCTTCAAGGGCTATGAGGTCGATTGATTTAGCCTCACAGCCATATTAGCTTCAGAACCCAAAAAGGTAGTCCAATCCTTCGCCGCTATAGGTACGTTCAGTAAATGTCCCGTCTCTGTGTTCGCGCTCTGTTATTTCCTCAATCTGCCAGCCCTTGCCCGCCCCGTCGGTTCTTCGTAATTCAGCTATTTGTTGGACTACGGTAAAGCGATTACCCTCATCTGAGCGACAAATAATCGAGCCGCCGGGGTAATGAAAGAGGTTTTAACCTCAAAACCGGAAAGGGTGGGTGATCCCCAAGATTTGCCCGTTTCGGTGTCAATGGGCTTAATTGTTTCTAGTGTTTTCATTGAGTTATGCGGTAGCGTTATACAGATTATTTGACAGACTTATTGTTTTGAGGTTATGCAACAGAATCTAAAAATACGCTTTAACGACAATCGGCAGGCTTCACCTTTTCGCCACTCGACAAGCGCACCTTGTTGCCCTGCCAGCACACCCGCAGGTGTATGGGCGCCCGACCGTCTTTATCCAACCGGTCGAGGCGCAACAGTATAGCCAGTTCCATTGGTGTAGCCTATAAAGCCTTTTGTTGAGAATCGCCCATATGTCTGCCGTAATACTTTGCCCCGTTCAGATAGGTATCGGTTTGTTTGTGACAGTCTTTACATAAAGTCCTGCCGTTCGACAAATCCCACAGCGCGGCGCAGTTGCGGGCCTCGTCAAGCGTTTCGATTTTGTAGTCGCTGAGAATCCGGGAAAATGGATAGATATGGTCAGCTTCAATGTCTTGGCGCTTAGTTGCGTCGCCGCAGTGCTGGCACAAAAAAGCGTCTCGTTTGAAAACAGATAGTCGCCAATTCCTGTACTGTGCGCTGGTTCTTATTAAGGCGCTCAGTTTTGTTTTTCCGCCCTGCCATTGCGAACTAAGTGGGCCGCTGTATTTCCGACCAAACTCTTGAAAGCGGGCTTTTTTGGCAGCTATTTGCTGTTCGTTTTCCGGCTCATTAAATACCCCTGTGTTCTTAAGTGCCCTGTAGACAAGGTGCATGAGTGTGTTATTCTTTTCAGCAATTTGGGTTAGCGTCATTCCTGCCCGATAATCCGAAATCATACTTTCAGTAGGCAATTTATCGTACTGGCACCTGTCGCGCGTCTTGTGCCCTCTGGCCCGTAGTGCCTCTATCAAGGTTGGCCCGCTAAGCCCATAGAGGTGAGCGCTATCTGTGGTAATGTCGCCATTCAGGTAGGCGGCAACCGCCTTTTCTTTGGCCTCTTCGTCAACAAATCGAGACCTAACCTCGCCACCCAACGCACGAACAACTTTACCTATTGTTTTGGCACTGGTGTCATATTTTTCCGCCAATTTCACGGTTGACAGGCCCGACTCGTAATCAGTTAAAATTTTGTGCTTAGTCTCAGAGTCTATCCGCTTTTGCGGCCTTATCGGCACTTTCTCGCGCCGGAGAATGTGAAACACGGATCTTTCGTGTATGCCGTATTTACGGCCCAGCGAAGTAGTCGTGCCACCGTTGAGGTACTCGTCAATTATGGCGGCATCACGTTCGTTTCTTGTTGCTGACGCCCTTACTAAGCCCGCCTCGTCAATGTACTTCGCAGCTACGGTAGGGCAGATATTGAGCCTCTTTCCGATTCTGGAAGGCGTAAGCCCCTGCTTGTGGCTGGCTATGATTTGCTGCTGGAGTTCTTCGCTAAGGCTCCGCGACCTCACTTGCCCACTCTTGCGGAGTATAGAGTATAGCGTAGTTACGCTCATGCCGTAGTGCTTGGCAACAGCGGGGCCGTCTACTCCACTCAGATAAAGCTCAACCGCCTGTCGCTTCGTATCGGCGCTATACCTGATTCGTTTCGCTTCTTCGCTTTTCGGGGTAAGGCTTCCGGCTACTCTGAGAATCGTCTGTATGCTTACTTGGTATCTGTCAGCGAGGGAAGATAAAGACTCCCCGTTTATGCGCTCGGCCTTAATTGCGGCCCTTTGCTCACTGGTCAACTTGCCTTTCATAGCAAAAGTACTGCTGTGTGTGTTATTCGTCTATTTCATCATTACGCCAATACTGCTGCGCCTTCGCCCCGTAGGTTTCGGTGCGTTTGTGGCAGGTCGGACAAAGGGTTCGTCCATTGTTTACCCGCCAAATCAGTTCACATTCCGCCGCCTCTTCAAGGCTGTTAATGCGTCGATTGTGAACAATAGCCGACAGGGGGTATATGTGATCGACCTGAACCCCCTTTGTGTTCCCGCATTCCTGGCAGCGGTATCTATCCCGCCTGAGTACCGCCCGCCGCCAATCCAAATACAAGGGCGTTGTCCGTAGTTTGGCTATCAATGCCTTTTGCCATTCAGGATCATAGGTAACCAGCACAATCCTGAATACTTCGGAGGCCTCTTTGGCCGGTAGTTCGTTTTGCTTGCGAACCCCCTTCAAGGCGCGACTTACTTCGGCTTCGGCCAATTCCAGTCGTAGGGCTATCTCCTTAATCGACTCGCCACCATTAGTGTAGGCGTCTTGGATTAGCCACTTTGTGCCTGCGTTCATAGCTCGACAAGGGTTTGGTTGGCACCGATTGTTGCTTTGAATTTATTTCGCCCACCTACTCCCATACGGCGCACATGGCATCATTGACCTCTTCCGAACGCAATTCTGACAGGTAAATCTCAGTGGTAGCAAACCGCTTATGAGAGAGTGCTGCACTGATCTTACGCTTATCAGTGATCTTAGCATCGGCCAGTGTGGCGAAGGTGTGCCGCGCCACGTGGGAGGTTAACTTACCTTCAATGCCTGCTAGTCGGGCCAATTCTTTTAGCTGCACATTGATCTGCGCTGTGGCCGATTCGGTTTTGCTTAGCCACTCAGCTTTCGCTTCCGGCTCAGACAGGCCCGGCGTAGGAACGTACCTTGACAGCCATGGCAATAAATACGGGCCGGGGGTGGCATTGTATTCCGCCAGAATGTCCAGCGCGGCCCGGTTCAGTTTTACCTCCAAAATATCGCCCGTTTTTTGGGTGCGGTACACCAGATACGCACCCCCCTCCCGGTAGCGCAGGTCGGTTTTCTTCCAGTTAACTGCATCGCCAATGCGCGCGCCGTAGGCGTAAACCTGCAATAGGAATGTATTGCGGGCATCGCGTAGCTTACCTCTTACGTCGAGGTCTTTAAGTTGCTCTACCTGATTGTTCGTGAGTTTGAGCTTAACAACCCGCTGCTCTTTGAATCGCAGAAACGCCATTGGTTCGTGGTGCATTAGGCCCCGCTTACGAGCGTCATTTAAGAGCGTAGTCATAAAGGCCATGCGGCGCTGTAAGGTGTTGGGTGATTTGCAGCCGTTAGCGCCCAACCAAACCGAGAACTCAAGCAACCACTTCTCCGTAACTTGAGAAAGGGCAATGTCTTTTTGCGTGCCGGTATGCGTTTGGCCCAAAAACTGAGCTAGGCGGTTGAGGTGTCCGTTGTACTTCTCAGCCGTTCGCGTCTGGCTCAAGAGTGCCAAGCGCTCAACGTAGCCTCGACCGTGAGCCAATAAGGTGATAGCCGATTCAACAGGCGTTTGCCCACCAAAGAGGACGTATTGAGCATCAATGGGCTGCTCATAGCGAGAAAGCTCCTGCAAACGGGCCTCGGCTTGCTGGAAAGCATCGAATACCTGAGCGTTCAGTAGCCGCTTTTCAGGGTGATCGATAACGAGCCGACGGGCTTTATCCCATTGGTGGGGCTTTAAGCGGCACAAGGTGCGGCGTTTCCAGCTAGTCCCGTTTGCGCCTTTCTGTACAATCAGCGAGAGCATTAACGGGCGCGTACCATCACTATAAATCTTTGTGTTGAGAAGGAGCGAAAGTGTTGCCATGATGGATTGTTTACAAAGCGAGTTGATGAAATACTGTCTCCCTAGCCGTGTCAAAACCTTCCCATTCACCCGACTCATCGAGTAAATGCAGGTCAGTGTATTTGGTGCCTACGACTTCATCTTTGATCTGTCTCAGCACTCCGTTAGGCTCCAACCAGCCGAGCATATCTGAGAACGGCGAAAAGTCGCTGCCTCGGTTGCAGATTGTCCCAAAGCAACCGTTATGATGAATTACCAAGTAGTGCGCGTAGTTGGCTGTGAGGTCGTCGGCATCAAAGTTTGACCAACGGGTTATATCGCCCTCCCATACCTCGACGCCGTTGGCGTCATATAGCCCCGTAAACTGCGTAACCTCGTAACGCGGGTCCGTCAACTGCTCAAGGCTTGACAGTGGGGACAGCACCCGGTTGATGCTGTCCCATGTGCGTAGTTTTATTATGCGCGCCATACGTGTTCCGGCGTGTAGTAGCCACGAATGCAAAGCAGTTGAGGGCGCTCAATTTTCCGGTCGTGAGGCACATCCCGCAGCACCCAGAGCGCCGTAACGGCCCCTTCGGTCGTGCGCCAATCCGCCCCACCTTCGTCAATGATAAGTGAAGCGGGCATTGAGTCATCGTCGGGCAGGTCTTGACAAAACAGAAACACACCTTTTCGGAAGCGAGGCACGTACAGACTTTTCATTACCTCGAAAACGTAGACAGGCCCCGGCTGCTCAACAAAAGGAGGAAATGAAGTTCGGCGGGCGATTAGCTCCGCATAGGGCGGCAGATTGTGAAACGGCTTGCTCATAAGGCTAGGGGCTATTCGCTGTAGATTTCCTCCGCATTGGTGAGCGTATACAGCCGGTCTAATTGGCTATATCGCTCAATCACATCCAACCACGTTTCACCGTTACCGCGTGGGCATTGATACACATCAAAACCGTAGACATGATGTAAGCGGTTGTAGAGGTAATTCCAGACAAACTGTTGACTATTACCCGTTCGGGTGGCGGCGGCGTTCACGTACTTGGTAATCTGACTCCGCACATTGGCGGGAGTCGATTCCCGAACGGCCAGCGGTAAGACTAACTGTGTCTTTTGTCGTTTAGCGGGGGCAGGTAAGCCGCGCTGCATATCGGCAATGTCGCTTTGCAGTCGCTCTAAGATTACCTGCTGATTGGCGAGTACGGCGGCGTTCTGCTGAACGAGTTGCAGCATCAACTGTTCCGACGTGGTGAGCGCGGGCATTTGCTGAGCAACCTGCCGCAACTGCTTTTCGGCCTCAATAAAGTACTGCCGCGCCTCTTTGCCTTTCTGGTTGTTTTGCACCATCGACAGTTCTTTGGCGCAATCCAGGGTCAGCGCATAATCGGTTTCGGGCCTACCCCCTTTTTCCCCGTTTTGGGAAAAACCCTCAATGGCTTCAAAGTCCTGACCTTCGATCAATCCGTACTTATCAACCCGCCGACTGAACCACTGGGCAAACTTGTCTTTGACCTCCAAGAACTCGTGTAGTTCGCGGGCTGACACAACCGATACACCTTGTGTATCGGTTGTAATTTGAATCAGCGCGTTCATTGATCCTTGGCCTGTCCAGCCTTCCACGCTTGGTAAGAGGGATACGATTGAGGATCGGCCATATGTCGAATCAACCAATAGTTGTACTCGCTTGCCGTAGCCATTTTGCGGGTAAGCTTTACCAGCAGTTCGTCAATGGTTTCAACTTCGTAACTGGCTGTTTTTGCGTCAGACTCAAAGTTGGTCCGAGCGTAATCAACCACCATATTTTGCAGTGTCTGCCGGTAGTCGATCAAGGCACAGAATACGAGCATAACCTCACTGTTGGCGTCGCCTTCGCCAAACAAGTCCAAATCGAGGCTAACCGAAGATTGAGAAGAAGTGCCAGCAACAGCCTGCCGGTACTGTTCCGCCGTTGGCGGTGCGCTTTGTGCCGCTGAGTCGGCTTGCTGTGCCGTTGGCACAACGGGATTTGCGGGCGCAGGGTTTGCGCCGTAGTTTTGCTGCGTGTTCATTTGAACTGCACGGTTTAAGTGATACATCCGACCCCCTCCGCTGTTCCGTCCAAAGAATTGAGCGTTGGGGGTTTTCGTTGTCGTCTATCGACAGTTCAAATATACGTTTCTTTCCTTATATGGCAAGTGTTTAGGCAAAAAAATTTCTATTTATAGAAAGTCACTTTAACCTTAAGGCCGAGCGCCTTCGCTATTTCGTCAATGGTTTCTAGCGTAAGATTCTGATTACCACTTAAATATTTGCTCACTGTGGGTTCGCCTACATTCAATTTAGAGCCTACCTCTTTCTGGGTCAGCCCGCTATCTTTCAGGGCCTCGCGCAACGCCTCTGCCACAACCTGTTTAATGCTCTCCATTTCTGAATTGGGGTTTCGACAAAGGTAGTTTCTACTTGCCATATAAAGAAAGTGTCAACCAAGTAATGTTTCGCCGTTAACTAAATGGCCCCACTGTTTACACTTGTTCATATATTGGCACAAAAAGATTAAACTACCTCTATGCGACTACCTCTATACTTTCTGTCAGTACTGGCAACCGGAGTGCTGCTAACCAACTGTTCGTCAGAGAAAAAGCAAGCTGGCGGTTTATTTTCCGAGTCTACCTCTTTCTCGAAAGCCGATTTTGCGGGCAAGACCTTTAACATGGCCTTTTCCGTTGATCCGGCATCAAACGATAAGGAGCTTGAGGAAATAAAAATGCAGATGACCTTTCGCAACGACACAACCGGCTTTTGGCGGGCAACAAAGGGGAGTCGGTTTTATGATTCACCCTTCGGCTGGGAGGTCTTAGACGATACGCTGCATTTCCACGTAAAAGACAGGCTAATGCTCGACAAGTCAGCCATAACCAAAGAGGGTGGCGCTTACAAATTAACCGACGGAAAGACCTCGCTGTTACTTACGGAATGACCTCTATAGTTTATCTACAATTGCAATAGTTAGTAAGCTAACTAAATCTGCCTGTAAAATATTAGCCGCCCAGTAATTAACGACATGATCAGAGGATCATGGGCGCGACCCTCATTTGATCTGGTCAAATATGCTTACCTGCTTTGGCTTTAATAAAATTCCGACTCTCATGCGGCTAGTACCTGCCACTTACCTACTATTATCAATCAGCCTTACGGCCCTGTCGCAACCGCAGACAAGTTCTAGAATCGATGGCATTGGCCGATTTAAAATCGGCAAAACTACAACTGCTATTATTGATTCGCTAGTTGCCGAACGTGGCGGTAAGGTGAAGGAAATAGAAGAGCAACCCATGCTTGAGGCTGCCACACGTAGCATTTACAAACTAGTACCTAGCACCAAAACCAACTATACACTTAATTCGTCGCTGTGCCCTGATACTGAGGTATATCTATTGGGTCAAGTCGAGGTAGCAGGTATTAAGATTAGGCAGGTCTATTTGATCTTTTATCAAAATGTGCTGGCTGAGTTTCGCTCAAAAACATCAGCCGAACTTTCGGAAGCGCTAAGGCTAAAGTTCGGTAAGCCGACCGTCGATATTAGAACAAAGGATGAGGTGTGCAGGTACGTCCGCCTTGGAACCGAGGTCGTGAATAAGGAGGTAACCGAAATTACCTCATGGTCAGACGCCGGAGCAAGGGCCAAAGATGTTCGCATGAAGCACTACGATCAAAAATGTAACCCTATTTATTCCAGTTACTTCAGCTTGAGCCAAGAGGAATTGTTGTCTGCTGCCATTGACTGTAAGAAGGCTTGGCAGGATAAGGTTAACTATCAGAAAGAGCGACAAACCCGAGACAAGCTCAAAGAGTTTTAATACACAGTTCAATTTTCACTATCCCAACACCAATATGTATAAACTGCTACTGTTGCCGTTCCTGTTGCTGTCGCTTTTCTGCTGCCGAAATTCCGCCAGCCGCTATCAATCTTACGAACCCTACTACGAATACCGAATCGATTCGTTAGCGGAAACACACGCCATAGAAACAGAGGACGGGACTAGGCTTGTTGACCTGGCACCGGGCACTATCGTAATTGTCAGAGGAACACCGGGAGGTGGCTGGTCCTATATTGACTACAATGGCTACCGTTTGAGGGTTTATGATCCGGTTTGGACTGCAATTCGCCCTGTAAACTACACGCCGCCGCCAAAGTACAGGTCGGCCAAAGATTTGCCCGTTTATGCCTATTACACTACTGGCCCTAACCCTGTTCGTGTGCCTGCTGCTCGGCGAGCATCGGAAATCAGATCGCTGCGCGGCGAATACGAATCCACATCAACTAGCCGTAACGGCTATACGCCAAGTACGGGCGCAGAGATACATACTGGCCCGCGAGGGGGCCGCTTCTACATCAATTCCAATGGCAACAAAACGTATATAAAGCGCAGTTCGCCTTATCATTCATCCGGCTCTAGTTATCGAAGCCGTAGCAGTTCACGTTCATACCGCAGTAGTGTCCGCCGTCGATAGCTTCGCGCTTTCTACTCGCACGTAGCTGGCTATATGCCGGTAGTAGTCCCCAATAGTGCATGTAGTAAGCCATCGTAATTTTGTAGGGTCTCCATTCGCAATCCGATAATGTTCATCGTCTCTGGCGTCAAACCAAGCGATTCCCTCTGTAGTAGGATGCGCTTCAAATCCAGCCACTCTTCTGTGTTCTGATCGGCCAGATTCCCCAACCACGAAACAGACTTCATATCTGCTTGTAACAGCTTGGATAAGTTGAGGAATTTGTTCCAAGGCTGTTTGGCGAAAAAAGGGAACATCTCTGGTTTTTGGCTCCAGATCGCCTGTTTTTTACGGTTATGGGCAGTATCGTAATCCGTCGGGTCTTCGTCCTCACTCATACAGTAGAGGGTCGCTAGTTCGTAAATCATGGCTATATCTAAGCCTAGCTCTTTACGTACCTGTAGCCGCTTAATGATTACCTCGATTTCGGTATTGGCTGAGGTGTCGGGTTCTTGTCCATCACCCCGCAACATCTGCCGCAACGACTGTTTGTTGAGGTCAATGATTGTTGCAAAGGCTGTTGTCAAAACCTCGTCTGACAGCCCTAATTCATTGTGCTTGCGTACCATGTCGGTTATGGCATGGAATCGCTTAATGAACAGGTTTGCCCCGCTGTCGGTAGGCAGATAGTACGTCGCTCCTTCGATGATTATTGGCCCACCGTCCGGCCATTTGGCTACCTCCAAATAACCCCTTTCGAGGGCGTCCTTAAAATTCGGGTGCATATTAATTGCGTTAGTTTTCAGTCAATTGAAGTGCGTTATATTTGGCTTATGCTACAGAACAAAAAGCCATCCTTTGCCCTCCGGCATCTCACCACCAAAAAAGTTTCTATCAATGGTGATTTGCGATTTCGTTACTTCTTTGAGTGGTCGGAGCGCACAAGCCCCGTAAAATGTAAAGTGAACATTGAGCTATTGGACGAAGCAGGCCAAGTCTTAAATCAATCTACCTGCGTAGTCGAAAGTGTACATGAGGCAAAAAACCGCTGGGTTATGTTCGATATTCACGCCGATCTGAAGCCAGCGACTTTTCGCTATCGCACAAGTCGAGTGCTGACTTTTTCTGACTGGGCAACGGGCCCTATTAGTGGCAAAACAGAAGACTTGAGTTTCTTCGATCATAAAGAATAGCGATACATCTAGAAAGTAGCCGTGTATCGCGTTGCCTGTGGCGTCAACTCAGCATAAAACGCCCGGATGTCATCGTTGCTGACCCCTTCGATCTGGTAGGGGATCGCCCACGCCCAAAGGCCCGGGTCGATACTCTTTTGCTTCTCCGGGCCAAAGCCCAGATACTTTTTCATAATGTCGGGCGCGTTGTCTTCAATCGTGCCGTAGAGCCGGACACCCGGCACGGTGGGCAGCGTCATCATGGCCCGGCCAATGGCCGACGGGTCACGACTGAGCAGGATAAAGCGCATTTGAAACCGGAATGACGTTTGCTGATACGAGCCGTACGTTTGCGTGTAGGGCTCCGAATCGACCGCAACGCCCGCCGTGGTGTGCATGGACAGCCAGCCTAATGCATCGTCGTCGGTGATGGGCTGCTCAACCGTTGCCGAAAGCTGCTCGGTGTCGAAGTCGGTTGAGAAGTCGCCAGAGAATGCGTACGGCTGACCTGGCACAAACAGCGTGAAGTGCTTCTCGCTGCTGCTGTAGGCGGGACGTACGAGGCCCAGAATGCGCGAGGGCAGCACGTCGCCGTTCTTATCGCGGATGCTGTGGATATCGCCTTCGTAGTTGTGCAGCGCGTCGTTAATGGCGGTGATGATTGGGGCGATCATGGGCTATTGCTCTGTCTTCTGATTAAGCTTTCTGCGTATCTCTACCAGTTCATCAATCAATGAATGCAATAGCATGCTGATCACGAACAGCCCGCCACCAAAGGCAACAGCAAACCATTCGGGTGCGTGATAGGCCATTAAGAATTTGTAGGCCATGAACGCAGAAAAGCCCACGGTTGCGATTTGGAATAGTTTATCAAGAATCTTCATTCTCAGTCCTGCTTTATGATCTTATCAACTCGTTCCTCTGCGTACGCTACGATCGTACCCTCTTCGCTGTCGGACAGGCTCACCACCGGGCCGTAATACGCTTCGAGGTATTCGGCTTTATCGGCCTGCGTTGAGCTACCAAACCCGCCCTCTGCCGTATCGCCGCCGACCGACAGCCTGCGCAAATCGTCCAGCATGGCCCCGGTATCGGTCAGGTCAACCCGATCGGTTGATTTGCCTCGTTCGGTGCGTCGTTTCGCGTAACCGGCTGAGTACGCCCCGATACGCTGCCGGCTCTTGGTTTGCAGCACCTGCCCTTCAGCACCCACGCCCCGATTCCGTACCCGGTCGCGGATCAGATCGAGGCCCATATCCACGCTGTCGCCCAGGATGTCGGGCAGTTCGGTGTCCAGTTGCTCGAACTGACGTTGCAGCGCGGCAATGACTTCGGGGGCGTTGGTGTCGAGGGTGAACATTACTGACCGAGCAGAATACGCGTGTGCCAGTACAAAAGCCCAAGTTCAATGCATGAAGCGATTAAGGTCGACCAAACATTGTAGTTGCCCTTTTTGGGTTCGTTGTGCTTAGCAGAAGCAACACCGACGGCGATTATCGCTAAAGCGAACATTATGAGCATTGGAATCGTGAACATGGTATAGGGTGTTTGAACTGGTTGAACGATTGTAGGCTATCCGAGCATTGACCCACGGTAATACCCAGCCTGCACCTCACTATCCGCCTGCACCACCGGGCCAGGTACGTTGGCCAGGTCCGTCAGAATGCGTCGGGCGATGGGCTTGAGTAGCTTGTACGCGTCATCGCATAGTTTCTCAGCCTTTTCAGCGGCAAATTCCAGGTTGGTATTCGTGTAGAGGTTGATCCGGGTCGAGCCGCGTTTATCATCCATCAGGCAGCTGCCGGTGAGGTGGCGGAACGCGTCGGCCAAATCGAAGGCATAACGCGCAATGACTGCCGACAGTGAATGACTCACTGACGACACAAACCAGAATCGGCAGTCGGTAGCGACAAAGCCTGACGCTGTGCGGTTGGCACCATCCAGCGTACCCGTAGTCATGGTTGCACCACTATCCCCTGTCAGTGGGTTTGCTGCGCCACCTATTTCGGACAGTGTGAGGTTAGGCGACTCAACGCCTACGAATAGGTCCAAGCCATGTAATGGCACATCAAATACCATCGGCTCCGCAAATGGCGTAAAGTTTTGGGGCCCTGTTTTCTGGTAGACTGATTGGTTGTCGAGATAGTCGCCGGTCATCAAATTATAGGCTTTTACCTCGACTGTGGCCGCAATCGCCACCGTCAAATTCGCGTACAGCCCATCAATACGTACCTGCCGATACGGGGCATAAGGCACAGTTAAGCGACATCCCTGCAACCGGCTGTCCATTGTCACAGCTTCGCGTAGGTCCGTGGGCTTGAATTCAAAAACCGACGAGCTGGCCACCGTATGCTTGAACTCGCCCGACTTGTTGAACTCGGTTTCGAGCATGGCTGACAGCTTGCTCAGCGCCAGATCGTTGATCCGTGCCCACGTATCGGCAACGGTCTGATCGTCCTTACGCAGCGCGGTAACCAACTCCGTGCTGATGCCGGGCAGGTCGTTGACGTAGATGCTCCGGGCTTCGTTGTTGAGGCCACGCAGGCCGACGATGGAGGCAAAGGGGTTAGTCATGCCTGTACGATTTTTAGCACTTGTGAGTAGGTCGTATTGAGCGTAAACGATTCGCCATTCAGCATGAAGACCCGGCACCGATCGTTCATGTCGCCACCTTCGTTTTCGCCGGTTGACTTAAACGCGCTGATGTCGCTGATCTTGATTGACATGGGCAGCCATTCTGTCTTATCCGTATCAAGGCCCATGTCGACCATTGACTTGTCGTAGCAGGCTACAAAGCAGTGTAGCCAATTGCCCATTCCTGCGTCGTGTCGGTTATCCATCAGCGTTTCGATCTTCCGAAGGTTGGCACAACAATCGCGTTCGGGTTGTCGGCAAGTGAGACGATGTTTAGGTTTTTGTCGAGGCCGTGGGTGCCCGATTCGAGTTGCCTGGTTTTGGTTTCAAGCCGCTTGAGCCGTTCGGCCCGTTGCTCGGGCGTTTCGTTTTCGTATCGGTTAGTCATGAGCGTAAGTGGGGCGAATGTTGGCGGCTGTTTTCAGGTACGTTTGCGAACGGCTTATCATCGCCTCGGCTTCGTCTTGCAGTTGCTGGGCGCGCACTTGTTGTTGGACAGCCAAACGGTCTTGTATGCTGACCATTACGGCTTCCTGGTCGTGGGGCTCATCACCACAGTGAGCAACGATCATATCCACGACGTACATGACCATATCGGCGTTTGATTTGAGCATTGGCAGCGATGGCGCGATGTCTGGGAAGATCGGGTAGCCGGGCTTAGTCTGCGCGTCAAACGGTGGTAACGGTTTCTCGGCTGGGTTATGCCAGCATTCCAGAACAGCAGCACCATCAACCGACAAATCGGGGTACGTTGCCGGGCCTTTGCAATTCCCTTTGCAGCCGCTTTGCGTTTCCTTTGCAGCTTTGGTGAGCGCATCACGTTCACGCTGCCCGTATTCGCGCAATGCTTTGACTTTTTCGCTTTCAACCACTGTAACCCCCGCCGATTTGCTGACTGCCTCTTCGAGTTTATGCAGCACCTCAGACGCAGACGATGGCAAGGGAAGGACGACCTGTATTCCCTTTTCCAGCTTAGGGGGTTCATCCGCAGGCTCATTGTCGGCCGGATCAAAGAACTCAATGACGGGTTTCGCTTTCTTCTCAGCATCGACAACAATGGATGCTGCTGTCTCGGCAACTGAAGGGTTACCAATACCCAGCTTTTGCAGCACATCGGCGGCGCTGAGCTTCATCAGCGCACCCATCCGCACGTACTCGTAGACATCAATACCGGCCTCACCCTTGCTTTTGATCGCGCCTATCTCTTCCAACGCCTGAAAGAACCGGTTGTCAACGTCGTGACGCTGGCAGAACACCATCGTGTTGACGCGTCGCGGCTTGTCACTGGATAGCTGACCGACCAGTTCGAGAATGGCCTTTTTGTAGCGGGGTTCAAGTACGTGTTGTATCATTTTTCTAAGGGAGCGAGAGGTGAAATGCTGGGATTTGCTTTATGGACATTGGATATTTCTAAGCCGCTTTCTTATAGTGGCCCAGACTTCGGAACGTGGTGTACTCGAAATTGCAGAGGTCGTAGCGCCCGCAGTCCGAGAGGTGCCCGTAGTCGAATTTGTTGCAGTCGTCTTTGTCGAGCTTGCCATCCGTGGCGGTTTTGCACCGCTGCACGTCGGCCGCCAGCACTGGACAGGCTTTGTCGTCAATCTTGAAATCGTCGCCGTAGTGGTGAATCAGGGCGTTGACCACGAAGCGGGCGTCGTCGGTGTGTGGGTTGGCTTTGGGCACCTGATAGTTGGTGTAGTGCGCCCCGTACTGCGACATGTAGGTCTGAGTCAGTCGCCACGCCGACCGGTTGCCAGGCGTTAAGGCGTTGGACGCCCCGCCCGATGCATCGCCGGTGATGTGTAGCTGGTTGCTGCGCCCGTAGGTGTGGGCAATCTCTTTGCAGATGTATTCCAGGTCGAGCCCTTCGCCGCCCTGGTGGATCTCCCGGAAAAACTGTGGCACCTCCACGCCGTTAATCACAGGCTTTTGCCGCAGCGTCACCGAGTTGATCTTATTGAAGTCAAACGAGCAGTACACCGGAATGCGCGGGTTGTAAACCACCTTGCCGAAATGCACCGTCGGGTTGATCTTGTGGAAGTACGGGTTGTCAGGCCGGATAATGCCCCACAGCCCCAACACGTACACCCGGTACTGGTAGGGATCAACGTCTTTGAGTCGTTCCAGCGCCGCGATTCGCTCGGGTGTGATGTACTCGTTATCGCGGTACGTGACGTGGCAACTGCCCACCTGCCCCGCGTAAGCCGCGTCATCGATCAGTTTGCTTTTGATCCAGTGCGATTCAGAGACGGGATTGAGCAGTAAGATGATCTGAATAAACTGCTCAGAACGGGCGCGGCGGTCGATTTCCAGAAAGTCGCCCCATTCGAGTTGGTTGGCCTCTTCGATCAGCACCCGGTAGAAGCCAAACAGCGACTTGAGCGATTCGGGGTCGTTGACGCCCATAAACACGATCTTGCGACCGGTGGGCTTAAAGACGATCTCGCGTTTGTCGCTGCTGTAGAAGAAATCGAACGAGGTGGTGAGCCCCCACGCCAGAATAATAGCCTTGAGTAGTTTGTAACAGGATTCCCGAATGTGGCTGGCCTGTTTGCGCATGACCAGAATATCGGCTTTGGCGGTCATCAGGTCGAGTACAATGTCCTGATGCGCGCTGTAGCTCTTACTGCTATCGGCAGCCCCGAAAAACACGACGTAGCGGTATAACTGCTGCACGACCGCCCGAAACTTGCGGTAGGCGGTGGTGAACAGCTTGGCCGACAGGTGCAGCTTTCTCATTCGGGCGCGATGTCTATAATGATGTCGCCCGATTCCTCGTCGCGCCGTATCCGCTGCACACCATTGGTTTCAACAGCCACCTCGTGTTTATCACGCCACTTCTTGGGCTGGCGGTTTTTAAGCCAGAAGATCAGCGCTGTCGGGTCGGGCGGGTAATGCTTGGTTGTCGGTGTCTCGGTAACGACCCCTTCGTAGGTGCTGAAGTGCGTGTCGTCGTGACTGTAGCCCGTGGCGCGTTTGAAGAGCGATTCGACCACCTCGGCGTCCGCAATGGCTTTGCCCCTTTTTATGGACTCAAAAAACTCTTCGTGTTCTACCTTCCAGTTGTTGACCGTCTGCTCGGTGACATCAAAGAACTCTGCCAACTCGGCGTCTGTATGACCGAGCAGGCAGAGCTTATACGCCTGCTGTGCGTACTCATTACGGTACAGGGTAGGACGACCGCCAGCGTTACCAGTGGCAAAGTCATTCCCTAAGGGAGCAGACATGTAAACGTGAGTGTAGTTGGTGGTACTGTGTTGTAATTCGTACGAATATAAAGAGAAATACGGTTAGTTGTCAAGCAAATAATTAGTGTACTAATAATTAGCAAGTCAAGTAATTGAGCTAAGTAAAAGCCCGACGTGGTGGGTCGGGGGTGGTGGGCCGATCACCGTCTGCTGCCTCAGCCCGTGCCAACCCCTTATTATAGGTGGCGATGACCAGACTGACGATGCGCTCAATAAGCGCATCGTCGTCGGCGTGGTGCGGACTTGCGGTATCATGGTAGTCACTGACCATCTTTTCGGCGCTGTCTCGTATGCTCATGGGTTATGTTGTTTACTGTCGAGCGGGTTTATATGTCTTGACCGAAATGCATGGCGGCTTCGGTCTGAGCCGCGACAAGCGCGTCTCGTTGTTGCTGGGTAAGTTCTTGCCGTAATTTGGCTTGGTATGCCGTCAAGCAGTGCTTCCAGGTAAGCCGATCTGCGCCTATTGTGTCGACCCCTAACACCCGCTGCCAATACGGCGTAATTGTAGCTGGCTTGGCTGGCTGTTTTGGTGTGGGCGCTGGGCTAGATACGTTGGTCGGCACAGCGCCAAAGGGCTTGAGGGCTTCCCCGACGGGCAATAACATGCGCCGGGTAAAACCGCGCAACTCACCAACCGCTAACCGGATTTCGTTCAGATTGCCCGCAATCGTGTCGTACTGATCGCAGGCTAAGCAGAACTGATGCCCTTTGGCCCGAACATGTTCAAACCAGACGGCGACGCCGGGATCATCGACCGTCTTTGGCTGTTGGCTATAGGGGTCACCGTTTTTCTTCAGCTTGGCGTTGGAGGTGATGACCACGCGAATCACGCCCAACATAGCCAACTCCTTACGTAGCGCAGGTAAGGCGTTGGCGATCGTCAACGTAGTGCGTGGCGATTCACGAAACCGCTGCCGTACGCGGTTGACAGGCCAGCAAAGTGGGGCAGGTTTCATCTGATTGTCTCGTTTTCTACTCTCCAACTACTCGGCACCCACCCACCTGAACGTACCTGCTCAGCGGCCAGCTTGAGCAACTTGTCGCGCTTGACAAACCCGCCGCGTATAAACGCCTCTGATCGATGAAACGGCAGCCGAAACACCTGATACGGTGGCTGCTTCTGAACGCCCACGAACTCGAAGAACTTGGCGTTGTCGTCGCTGCTCAAATAGTGCGCCGCCTGCCGGTCGTAATCGTACTCGTGGCACGTGTCGATGAATTCGCTCTTTGATCGACACGAGGTTGTCTTCAAGTCGATCAGGTGTACACGACGCGGCAACACGATGGCATCAATCTTGGCTTTGCAGGGCAGGTTGGTTGTGGGATCTGTCCATGTACGTACCTGCTCACGATCGGCGCTGTTGAGCAGGTGGAACAAATCGCCTTCGCCGCCATTGATCACGGCGTTGCGCATATCCATTAGCCGGAAATACTCGTCGGAAGTGCGCTCAACAAAGGGCGTCTCGTAGACGCTGCATTTTTCTGGCTCCAAAATCAGCGTGTGAAACGCGGTACCAAACGCTAACGTCTCGGCAGATGCCCGAATCGGCTTGCGGCCAAACATGTGGGCAGCCAGGGCGGAGAGGTCGGAGTTGGCCCAATGGGGGAGCTGCCTGTATTCAATGTCGTTCACGGTAGTTGCTGGTTAGCGGTTTCTAGCTTAATCGGGTCGGGCACGTCAATACCCAACGTATCGGCGGCAAACTGTCGGCAGCGTTCGATGTACTCGCTGAAGGCTGCTGTGTCGAGGCTACGCGTTTCGGTCGACAGGGTGATGATGTGGCCGTTTTCGGTCGGGATGTCGCGGCTGTTAAACTGCCGTTTCAACCATTCGTGCGTTTCGCCGTGGGTGAGCCTCTCGCCCGCTACGTCCGACATCGCTGCCTGAATGAGTGGCAACACGACGCCGTGATAATATTTTGACTGCTGGTTGCTGCGCTTGCTGTACACCTTCGTAACCACCACCTCAACCACGCAGTCAGGTACGTTGGCAACGGCGTCGTCAAACTTGTCGCGGTCGCTGATGTAGAGCTGACCAGCAGTGATGTTGCCCAGCGCGGTTATCGTCTTGCCAGCCATATCAAAGGGTTCTGATGCGCTCAATGAACTCTTCGGCCAGGGCAACACGGCGCGCGTTGAACTCGATCAGCAACGCCTTTGACTCGTCGTTTTCTGGCTCTGGAAAAGCCAGATTGCCGATCGACAGCGCGAACTTGTGCAGTAGATTCTTGTCTTTGGCCAGCCGTTGGGTACGTTCCTTATCGGCTTTTTTGCGGGCCTTTTCGTCGGCTTCGGCCTGTTTGGCGGCGTTGGCCTGTTCGGTTTTCCAGTTCGTGAATTCGCTTACGAACGAATCGAATTGACTGTCTTCACGCCAGTACTCAAGTCCACTATTGGGTATGGTCTTGTCGTAATCTGGGTAGGCCCATTTGCCACCTTCCAACGCAAACCCCAAACTGGTAAGCTGCTCGGTACGACGCTTGATCGTTTCGCCTTTGATCCGATACTGTTCGGCTTTCTCTAAAATCCGTTCAGCGGCCCGAACCTTATAAGCATCAAGGTCAACAACCATCTGGTTGAACGTGCCATCCGAACACGCGCGTAGTTCGGCTTTGTCGGTGATGGTCCAAACCCGGTCATAGACAATATGAAATTCATCTTCCTCGTAAGCGCCCATCCCCACCAGCTTGTCAATCCGCAGCGCCAACCGACCGTCGAGCAATTCGTCCTGCTGCCGTTTCAGCGCGGCGGCTTCGTCCTGTTGGCGTTTCTTCTCGGCTTCCACGTCGCGGCGCAGCTGCTCGGCAAATTCCTCGTCTTTGCGCTTCTGCTCAGCGTGGGCGGCTTCGACCTGACCGTACAGCGTATTCCACTCCTCATCGGGCAGCGTGGTCAACTCAATCGCTTCGATCCGGATCTCACCGTACACATAGTAGCCAGCCTGTGACAACACCCCCAACGCATGCAGGGCACTGGCCCGCTCCAACGTTCGGGCCGCTTTGGCGCGCTCTTCGGCGGCGCGGGCTTCGGCAATCTGCCGCTTCCGCTCTTTGTCGGCGTCATCCCAGACAGTCTTCAACGGTCGAGTGAGTGCTTCGGCTTTACGGGCTTCTTCACCAATGCGCTCCCCTTCGGCCTTAATGGCGTCGTATTGGGCTTTGAACGGCGCGGCTATTTTTTTGGCCAGCTTTTCGGCGTCGGTACGCACCTTGACGGCCACCATCGTAAAGTCATGGACGAGGTCGGCTTCGGCCTGCGTTTTGGGTACGCCCAGCGCGGCAATGCGTTCGGCTTCAGTCAGCAACCTGGCGAGTTGTTGGTCGGTGGCGCTGATCGCTTCCAGCTCAGCGGCGGGAATCGTGGCAAGGGTGGTGGGGTCGGGTTGGCTGGATACTTCAGATACGACGGCTTCCAGGGCTTCGGTTTGGTCAGTTGTCATTGGTCAGTTGCGGTTTTTCAATGCGTTGATACTCGACTACCCACACGAAGGGGTTTTTCTCCCATGAGCCGGGGCCATTGATATTGTGCCAGATGAAACGGTATCCATCAACGTACCGGGCGTACTCGTTGACCTCTAATTGACAGCCGTTCTCGCCGTATGGGCGATAGATACCCTGGGTAGCCCCTTCAGCTCTAGCATCGGCTTCGCTGATGTCCTGCAACCGCTCAACGCGTACCGACTTAACCTGTAGCCACATACGGCAGGCAGCGTATGGCATGTGGATGGATGGTTTCCACTGGTAGGGGTAGCCCGCCTTGATGTACTGTTGCCGGTAATCGTCACTGTCGGCGCTCGTCTGGTCGGCCTTATAAGCGTAGGGTTGTTCTTTGGCCCAATGGTGGTCGACCAATGGGCAGTACGTCTCACGTACCCAAAGCACATCACCCGGCTTGCCGTAAGGAGACGAGGCCACCACGTCGGCCATACCGGGCGCCGTAAACACGAAGCAGGGCAAGCCACCTTTGACGGCTATTGGCGTTACGGTCCAATCGTGCCGCAACTGCTCGTTGACAACCTTCAGTTTGCCGGTAATGCGCCGGGTCTGGCTTTTGATGCCCGCCTGATTGGCCTGAACCATCGGGGTAGAAAAGAGTATCGGTATCAGCTTCATTGTTTGATCAGTTTACAGGATTCGGCGCTGACGGTCTTATGCTTGCCGTCGTCGGCCATCAGGTACGCGTTGCCGGAAGGCGACCACGAAACGAACGTGGCGTTGTAGTTGCGGATGTGGATACCACGCCGGGTCACCGTGACCCGTACCCGGCTACCGCGCTTGAATTGTTGGTCGGTGATCATCTTAGATACTCAATCATATGGTTGCCGATATACTCCGTATAGGCAGGGGGGATTGCCTGATCCAGCTCCTTTCTGATCATCCAATCAATGTCCATTGCAGCCCTGCACTCGGCAACCGTGTGTTCACGCCGTTTGCCATTCTCCAATCGCTTCGTGGTGCCTGACACGACCGTTGGGATGAAGTCGTGTTTACAGGCGGGCGTCATAATCAGGACATCGAAGCCGATTTCAAAAAAGCGGTGGCGGTGCGTTTTCAGGCCAAACATGGAGCCGCACAGCATAATCGGATTGTGGAGTTCATGCCGCGCGCCAGGCACATTTTCAATGTCATATGGTTTGCCAGTGGCCAGGAGCAAATCACGGGTTGGGCCGATGAGATCGGGGTGCTTATCCTGATGCTCAGTTGGCGTAAGGACTGAATACCGCTGACATGGGGGCGAGGCATGAAAGGCGTTAAAGTTTTTCCAGTTGTCAGCAAGGTATTGCAGGGCATCAGCCTGAATGAAGCGAAATGGATAGCGGGGTTGTGGACTCCGATCAATACCGACCACCTCGAACCCCGCCCGATGAAAGCCCATGCCAGCCCCACCCGCGCAGCAGAAAAGATCAAGTAGTTTTGGTTTGGCCATTGTCGAAGGGAGAAAAGCGCCCGCCACCTATCACAGCAGCGGGCTATATGGGTAGGGTTACGCGGTGGCAGGGTTGAGGACAGGCGACAACACCGGTTCGTCAATGGCATGAGCGAACGGGTTGTAGTAGTTGAAGGCCGTTTTGATGTTGGCGATGTCGGTCAGCGTTTCCTGCCGAAACACCTTGTAATCCTGGGCGAACGCTTTCAGCTCCGCCGATTTGGCCGGGTCGGCCATCTGGTACGTGAAATCAGCGATGTAGTAGATACCCTTCGGCTGAATCTTGTTATTCTCCTTTTTCTCAGCCGTGGCCGTAATCACTACGTCAGCGAGCGTCAGGTCATCGTAGTACAGCGGCTCGATCAACCGGAAGATGTTGTCAATGCTGTAGCCGTGAAACAGCACCGCCGACACGCAGTTTTTCTCATCAATGAAGAACAGCTCAGCCCAATTCTTCGTACCCATGTTCAGGATGTTATCGGTGAAGATGCGCCAGGCGATGGGCTGAAAGGTGAGGGTACGACCTACCTTATCCGTGCCGTTGATGTTGAATACCCCTTCTTTGGCATCGAATCGGTACTGTCTCGGGTGCCCTTCGAGGTACTTGTACTTGCTGACTGCTTCGCCGGTATCGGTGTTAAGCACTTGATAGGGCTTGAGCATGGCCTGCGCATCGGCAGGTACGTTGGTTGCGGTTTCTTTATTCATTGGTATTGGGGAGTTTGAAAGGGGTTGATTAATTGTCGATCCAAAGCCAGTTTTCGGCAGTGGGTATGACTGATTTCAAGTCGCCGCCAGCAGGGATGAACCAAGAGCCATTAGGGAATTCAAGAATCAGTACCTGTGGGTGCTTTTCGTTTTCTGGCAACTGGCTTAATGTGTGCTGGTAGCCAACTGAGTTGAGGTAGCCACTGAGCGGATCAGCAACCAGCCAACCAGTGCCGTTGATGGTGTCGAACGTACCCTCGAATCCAGAAAAGAACTCTTGGCTGATCTTGGTGATCTCGGCTTTTTGCGCGTCTGTCATCGTCTATCGTTACCCGCTACCGGGCGGTTGGGGGTTGGTGAAAACATCAATTGCCCGCACAGGCTTACCCGGCCCTCTAGCCAGCCATCGTAGAAGCTCGACCACTCCAATTCGTAGCGTTTCAACTGCTCGAATCGCTCGTTGACTTCGCCAATCATGGCCTCACCGTCTAGCGTGAGTTTTTCCAGCCAATGCGTCATCGGCAGGTTGTCGGGCGGTGAGTTGGTGCCGCCGACGTCGCGCATGTTCCAGCCGTGTTCGGTCAGCCGGTAGACGCGATGGTTGCCGGCCTGGTCAATCGTGGTAACCCATTCACCCAAAGGGGGCAGCCGGTCAACGATGGGCACTGTTCTGTAGATTATCATTGCTGTTTATGCGTGTTAGTTACTTACCCGATTACCAGCCGATCCGCCCGAAACGAGCGCCAGCCATTCACCTCTGTATCGAAATACCGGATCGCCAACGAAGCCAGATTCTCCGCCTTACCACCCTCGACCACCGGAGCCGCCCCGTAGTAGCCAATTGCGGTACGTTCGCTGCCGTCTTCTTTCACGTAGGTGAAGCGCGTGGGTGTTACCAGCATCTGGGCTTTGAGTTTGATGGTCTGCCATGCACGTTTGAGGGCATCGGCCATTGACAGGCCGGTGGCGCGAAGCGAGTGGGCGAGGTGGAAGAGTTGGCGTTTCAT